ATGTTCTTACTCGATTTGTAAAAGATGATAGTTCTGCTGGTGGATATTTAAGAGATTACGAATTAGAAGATTATGCTCCTTTATTCGCTGGTAATCCTACAATGTTCGCTCTTAATGGTTTAGGTATTAACGTAAATGAACTTGGTGCTCCTACAAAAGACGGTAAGTTTACTGTTAATTCTAAATTACCTGCTGAAGTTAAAACTTTGTTAGATACTGTTAATAAGGAATATGGAGTTAATGTTCTCGATATATTACAGAATAAAGCTCAAGTTCCACCTGAACTTATTCAAGCTGGTTTACAGAATTATGTAGATAAAATGTTTGAAAGTTACGCTAAGGGTGTACTTGGAGCTACTGATGATATTGAGAATCTTGATAGAACCGCTTTTACACAAAGTGTTTTATCTGGTCAATTTATTAATAATAACATTCAAAGTTTAGCTGGTGCTGCCGCAGGTTTATATTCTTATCAAGATATTAAAACTACAGTTGATTTAATTGCTAATCCCGGTTATACAGCTTATGTTAAAGCTCGTGCAAAAGGTAAGCAAAAAGAACTTGAAACTCTTCAACAATATGCTCCGTATCTTGATATATTAAGTGGTTTTGAAGTTACTGGTGATAGTGTTGCAGAAAACATTAATCGTCGTAATGAAATTACTGACCAAATGACTAAACTTTCAAATTCTATGAATCAGATATTTACATCTGATGAACTTGGAATTTTAGGTCTTAATCCGGGAGATGGTAATATTGTTAAAACACTTAATATTTCTACTGCTGAAAGATTAGTTGATTCAGCAGGTCTTGATGAAGAAACAGCAGCTAATCTTAAAGGTAAACTCTTACAAGTTCAGACTGCTCAACGTAATTATAATAATCTTCAAGCTAAACTTCGTTCTGACGAAATTCAACTTAATTCTGTATTTGATACTTGGGCTAAACACAGAGACGAACTTACAGGTTTATTAGGTTGGTATAAAGTAGCTGACCCTCAAGCTAAATTAATTCTTGACCATCGCATTACAAGTTATGAAGCATATCTTGATTTTATAAATAACAATTATAATAAAAATGAAAAAACAGGTAGTATTCCTGTAACACCAACTGGTGCTTTTTATTATAAGACTTCTGATGGTAATATTGCTATAAGTCGAGATGATATTATGACAAAAGAAGAGTTTGAATCTACTCTATCTAATGCAGCAGATAATGTTTCAAATCGTTATCGTAAAGCAATTGCTGATGCACCTCTTGAATTTACAGCAACTCGTGAGATTATTGCTAATCCTTCAAGATTCCAACAAAATTACATGGCAGCTGCTATGGTAAATTGGAAAAAAGGTGCTGGTAATATTAGTGTTGTTCAAACTCCGTCTGGAGAAGGTATTGGTCTTACCGGAATGCAATTAGCTAAGTATATGAACTTTGATGCGTTCCCTACTTCGACAACTGTTAATTCAAAAGGTACAAGTGTAACTCGTCAAAGTAATGCTACTAAAAATTCTAAACCTCTTTCGGGTAAAGAACTTGGTCTTGATTATGATATTTATAAGACCGAAGTTAGTCCGATTGCTAATGGAATTGCAGCTCGTGAAGGCCGTAATGAATATGCAATTACTCTTTTTGATGAAACTGGTGCTGCTCGTGGTAATATTATTTTCTCTGAACAAGTAGACCCATCTACTATTGCTCGTCAAATTCTTGACAATTACCGTAACATTAAACCTTATGCTAAAATTGGTGGTGAAAGTTTACAACGTAGTGCTGGAATGATTGAATCTCAATACGCTTCGGGATTTATTGATTTCAATACTACTGGTGCTAATAATAGTCCTGCTGTTGCAAACATCGCAGACCTTCAAAGAACTGTTGATGATTTAGGTAAAGTTGAATATGATTTGAATATTCATGAACCTTTCTACAATAGTATTGACGGCAATAGTCGTAAAGTTGAGATTGGTAGAACAACACAAGGTTATTATATAAAAGATATTAGTGGATTGAAATATCCTGATGGTTCTGTTCATTATGGAGAATTTGGATATAACACAATTCCTAATAGTCTTTATACAATTAAAGGTATGACCCCTAACAACATTCAATATTATGAGAACATAAATGAAGCATTAAAGCCTATCACAGAATATATTTTAACTCAATATGGAATTATTCTTGATATGCAAGAAGCGGCTGAGGCTATTCAAATGAATAAAATAAATAATGCTAATATAGGATATTAAACTATGCCAAATTTAACAGATATTAAGATTCCTATTACAGGTTCGAAAGCTCTTACTCCTTCTGAAACACAAATTCAAGGAGTAGGAGCTACTCCTGTTTTACCGTATAGTATGCCGGAGCCTGAACATGCTCGTGGTGCAAAATTATCAGCTATTAGAAAATTCAATATTTCTGAATACGAAAACATATTAGGTCGAGGTCAAGTTAATCCTAATCTTGATTTAAGTGTTCTTAATGAAAATAGAGCACAAAATCAAAGTGGTTGGTATTTAACTAAAAATGCTATTGGTCAATTAGGAACTACTATTCTCGGTGGTACTATTACTGGTATCGGTAGTATTCTTAATTTCTTTCCTACTACATATCGTGCTATTAGTCAAATATGGGATGATAATGCCAAATATAAATGGGACAAAGCTATCAACGAAGGTCTTGGTTCTGAATGGCAGAAAATAGGTAAAGATATTGAAAATTGGGGTCGTAAAACAATGCCTATTTATCAAACAGAACAAGCTCAAAAAGGTGGTTTTGCTGGTGGTATGGGTGATGCTACTTGGTGGGCAAGTATGTTTCCTACCGTAGGTTCTGCGGCCGCATCTATGCTTCCTGTTATTGGACAAATGCGAGCTTTACAAGCTGTTGGTAAATTAGGAACCATGATTAACGGTGTTGGCCGTTTAGGTTCTGCATTGAATAAAGCAGGTCGTGCATTACAAAATCCTTATACTCAACAGATAATTGGTACTTTATACGGAGCACATCTCGATAGTATGGAAGAAATTGTTCGTGGTTATGATGAACAATATCAATATGCTCTCGATTTAGGTTTCAGTGAAGATGATGCTCGTAAGTTTGCATCTATTTATGCTTCTGAAAGTTACAATGATGCTTGGGCTTATGGAGTATTATTTAATGCTATTGAACTTAATAGTATGCTTCGTGGTATTAGAGAAGCTCCGGTTAATAGTATTTCTATTGAAAAAGGTTTAAGAAGTAATATAAAAGGTCTTGCACAACAAGGTAAGACTTTTGTTTTAGATAGTGAAACATCTAAACTTAATCGTAAACTTATTCCGAGTATTGGACTTCGTAAAACAAAAGATTTCTTTTCTATTGCTTTATCTGAAGGTCTTGAAGAAATGCGAGTTGATATGGCACTTAATGAAGGTGTCATTGCTGCAAAAAAAGAACTTGGAATTGAAGATGAAACTGCTGCTTTAACTCCGTTAGCTCGTATGGGAAGACTTGTTGAACAAGCTTCTTCATGGGATAGTTTTATTTGGGGTGCTATCGGTGGTGGTGTAATGTCTGTTGGACGTAATGGTGTTACACGAATACTTAATGGTAAAGCTCAACAAGAAGCTGAAAATAAGCGAGCTACTAACATTATAAATGGTATTCAAGATACTGCCGCAGCTATTGCTGATTTTGACGGTGATATGAATATTAAAGTAACTGAAACACCAGTTTTAGATGAAGTTGGTAATCAAGTTATGAATAGTGATGGTACTCCGAAAGTTAATAGAACTATTACTGACCCCGCTTCAAGTTTGCTTGTTGGTATTATGGGTAGAATTGGTTCTGCTAATGGGTTCAATTATGCTGTTGAATATTTTGATGAATTAAGTAAATTATCAGATGCTCAACTTGAAGAAGTTTACGGTGCTAATAAACGACCTGTCGTAGATGCTCTTCGTAGAGAATTTACTATTATGCGAGATATTCATGCTCGTAATATGGGTTTAAGTTGGGGTAATCCTTTCGACAATGTTCTTAAAGTTCAGGCATCAACTGATGATTATTTACTTGACTATTATCGTCGTCAATTAGCTATCGTTGATACTGATATTCAAACTTTCGATATTGAAGCGTCTAATCTTCGTAAACAACGAGATGAAGCTCTTAAAGCTATTGATAGTAAACTTCATAGCTTAAATGTAAAAAAAATTGTTCTCGAACAAGAACGTGAAGAACTACAAAAAGTTATTGAAGATTATAAAACTCAACTTGAAGATAAAACTCGTAATAAAGCGATTAGTACACTTAAAGGTAAACGTACTCGATTAGTAAATAAGATTAAAACTATTGAAGATATAATCAATGGTTTGCAATCTCAAATTGATGAATTAAATACTTATATTGCTAATCAAGGTGCTATCAGTACAAAACAACCTAATCGTAAAGCTCGTAAACCGTATCTTCTTGAAATTAAAAATAGTAAGAAATCTATTTTAAATCTGCAACAACAAATTGCAAATGCTCGCCAAGCTATTGCAGAATTAGAAGTTGGTAAACTCCAATATGAGCAAGAACTTGCTATTCATAATGGAGAGATTGCTGATACTCGTAGGAAGATTGAATTATTTGAAAATGATTTAGCTGATTACGATACAAGACTTAATAGAATTACTAGTGATATTACAGAACAGAGTGAACGTGAAAATAACAATGTAGCTGAATATAATGAAGCTGCAAAACGTTTGCGTGAAACTCGCAATAACAATAATCAAACATATAAATCTCTTGAAGAGGCTCGAACTCAACTAAGTATGGCTGTAATGGCTCTCGAAGAAAATGTTAATAATCGAGATGAGATTATGGCTGAACGAAGTAAGTTACTTAAAGAAGTTTATGATAAACAAGAAGAGATTGAAAAAGCTAAAGATAAAGTAGAGGAAACTACTGAAATTACTAATCAAGAAGCAAGTAAAGAACCCGAAAATGTTACTACCGAGGTGCTAACAGACAGTAACGGGATTTCGTACTCTCTCGATGACAGCGAGGCCCCAAATACCGTCGATATTAAAAATAAGGTATATTCGGTAGGCTCAAAATTTAATGTCGCAGAATCGCCCAAAACCGTGCAAAGAATCGAGGTCGTAACCGACGATGAAACCGATTTTAGTGCTGTAATGGTTACTATAAAAGATGATGCGACTGGTAAAGAAGATACATATTCTGCAAAAGAACTTGCAGGTATGGATATTACTGAAATTCGAAATGAAGTTCAAACTAAATTTGATGCTATTTATAAAACACTTTATAGTATTCAAGATAAACTTTCAGCAGATGAATTTAAGAATCATTATTTAGATACTATTATAAATTTACATAAAGAATTATCTGATTCTAATAGTGATATTTATAAAGCATTATTATCTCCTATTGATAATACTGAACTTAATACGTTACGAACTAATATTATTGGTAATTTTATTGGTTGGATAAATGAATATCAACCTACTAAAATTAGTAATGAAAATTTAGAAAAATCTAATCGTGTAAAACAGTTATTATCAGATAGCAATATCCGTATTGCAAATAATCTTAAATCTAATCTTTTCAAAGATTGGATTTGGAATCTTTACGGTGGTGATATAGTTGGTTATAGTGAAGAGGAAAATGCTAAAATGCGTGAAGCTATTGCTGACTATATTGCTAACGTTGCTAATGTTCTTAATAATAATTATACTATCACTGATGGTAAATTAACTCTTAAGAATATTAATGTAGACCATAATGTAATTCGAGCACAAATTGAAGGTCTTACTCAAATTAAATTTGAAAATCTTAATAGTAATTTTGATACTGTTAGATATTCAAATTTCTATCATAAGATAACTCTATTCAAAAATAGTATTATTAATGAAGTAGCTAAAAGTACAACTGAATTTTACAAAACTAATATCGCATATATTAATAGTGTGATGAATAGATTTATTAGTAAAATTCGTGCTATTAGACAAGATGAAGATAGTCCGTTACATGATGCTCTTGTAAATGATGATGGCTTTGGTAGTCAAACTTCTAAAATTATGGAATTTGCTACTGCCGTAAATAATTTAGCAAAAGAGTTTTTAGAATATGGTGCTGTTCCTAATCTTCCTGCTCGTACAAGACTTCATACATTAGCTCAATCAATTCAACCTTATTTGGTATCTGATGTTGATGCTTTGAATCTTACTGGTGTGGATGTTATTACTGCTGTTCGTCAAAGTAATGTTCTTGATTTATTAAGAAATGCTCGAATGGCTTATTCTATTCTTTCGAGATATTATAATTTTGAAAGTGGTACTGAATTAAACGATGATGTATCTATTCTTAATAGTCTTGATGTACTTGCTAACAGTGTTTCTGACTTTATAGATGATACTGAATCAAGAGATGAGTTTAATACTAATGACTATCGTTATTACATTAGTGATTCAATGCGTAATGCTCTTGATGCTATTGAAAATACTATTGTAAAACTCGATGGTCGTCAGATATTTACTGATAATCACGTTTATAATTACGAAGATATTCTTGATTCTATATATCAACAAACAGATGGTCGTAATGATGTTATTAAATATTATGAACCTATTTGGTATGCACTTAAATATTTCAAAAATGATGTAAATGTTAATACAATATATCAACAAATGAGTAAGAATGGTGTTCCACAAGAACAACTTGATGCTCTTAAACGTTTGTTTGATATTATTAATAAACGAATTGCTAATCCGATTCAAACAACAGATGGTGCTTATCTTGATAGTAACTTAAATCTTCGTAGTAAGTTTTTAAGTGATTTCTTCAAAACTCATATTCAACGTGAATTTGAAACTAATGGTTTCAAAGGCTTACGTCGTCTTACACCAGAAGTTTATAAGATTATCACAAGTCCTGAATATTATAATCCTAAAACTCGTGTTATTAAAAACAATATTACAGTTAATGGTGTTAAATTCAAGGCTACTGAATTATTTGATGCTTTAAGAACTTTACACGAAGGTCAGGAATTTGAAGTTACTTATAAAGATGGTAATGTCGATGTCAATTTAGATGTAAATGGTAAGAAACTATTAATTGAACGAATTGGTTTAGGTGATAGTGAAACTTATCATGGAATCCAATTAGGTAGAATTGATGAAAGTGGGATTAATCAATATGATTCTGCTTTTGGTAATTCTTATGGAACATCTAAATTTGTAGATACTATTATCAGAAAAGCTGGTGGAAGTGATACAATATTTAACTTAACAAAAGAGTTTTATAAAGTATATACTGAAGCCTTAACTCGTGAACAACAAACTTCTGATTCCGTTGTTTCAAAACTGAAATCAATTATTAAAGAATTAGATAAATATGGAAATACATTAAAAACTGAACATTCTGAAATAATTAATGCTTTCATTGGAGCTATCCAATATAATACCGAAGTTGAAGGTGTTAGTCCTGAAGCATTTGATATTGAAGCTCTTGATTTGAATAAGGTTTATTACCTTATTAGTCCTATGTTCTATAACGTAAGACTTAAAAATCTTAATGATTATGTTCGTTATGGACTTAGAATCAAGAACGCTTATCAGAATCTAAATACTAAACTTGGAAACGACTTTATTCAAAGTCAAAAACTTATTACTGAAATTAAAGAAAAAGGTTCTGCAATTTTAATATTAAAAGGTATTAATAAATCTCCTATTACATTTGCTGATTCAAGTGGTTATCGAGCTAATGTAAATGAAGAGATGCAACGTACTGTTACAGTTAATGGTAAACCTGCTGTTAATATTATTCAACGTCAGCCTGATGCTGATGGTTTAATGTTAGTTTCATCACTTACTACTGACACTGCATTTAATAATCCTATCATTGAAGATAAAATCACTTCGTCGGATAGGCATTTCCAAATGTATGCAGAAATTCAAGCTAACGCTGGTGAAAATGGAAAAAGTTATGTTCCATTACATCGTGGTAATTTAGCAAGTGATGTTGCAGATACACCGTTTAATGTAGCTGCTATGGAATTTGTTACTCAAACTATGAGTGATATTATTTCAGATGCTACGTTTACATCTCTTCCGACTGATGCTAAATCTGGTCTGTATACTCTTGTAGATGATACTAATAAGACTCGAACTAAAGCTCATAATGCTAATATTCGTAGTCGATTAGCTCCTTTATCAGAAGCTATCATTACAAGTTACAATCGTGGAGTTCCGGGAGCTGAATGGTTTAACATTAGTTCTCTTTACGAAAATACAGACCCTGCTACTGGAAAAACTCGTTATATTAAACATTTAGATTTCCAAACAGTTGTTCGTAAAAAGAATATACTTGGAAATGGAATAAGTTATATCAATAGAATTAGTATTGAATATACTAAATCTGGTGATAAATTTACTCCTGTTAAACTTCGATTAAGTCGTAGAATAATTCCAGTTAATAGAACTACTTCAAAAGTTCGTATTGCTAAGAGTCCTTTTACAGCACGAGAACTTGCTCAATTAAATGGTATTATTGAAAAGAGTAAATCTAACAAAGGAACTTACGCTGTAATTGATTTGCAAGCAAGAGGTATTACTGGTAAAGATTTAACTGATTTACTTAATCATAATCTATTCCGTAAACTGTATGGTAATATGCAACGTAGTGTTACTACTGCATTGCAAGGCGACCATTATACTTACGGTGTTAAAACAGATGATGGTTACGCAGCAGTTAAAGGTCAATATAAATCTAAAATACTTGATTGGGCTAAACAACAAGGTATTGTTGATAAATCTGTTTCTTCAACATTTGATTCGATGCAAGATTTTATTCTTGACACCGGCGCTTTAACAACAAGTGTTATTGGAATTAGAGATACCAATGGTAATGTTGTTACCAATTATACTATTGATTCTATTCAACCTGCAATGTTCTTTGAACTTAAATCTGAAAGTTCTGATAATCCTATTCGAGAATCAGAAGATATGACGAAAGAATTTGCTGTTAAAGCAATTACAACATTAAGTTCAATGACAAATGATACTGAAACAAACTGGTATCAAAAACTTGTTAATATTACAGATGATAAAGTAGCAGGTCTTAGAGTATTAGGTGTTATACCTGATTTTGTATCTAAAGATGTTGCTAATAGAATAGCTGAATTATATGATAGAATTTATACTGACGGTAAAACTAATTTCAGTATTAAGAAACTATCAAGTAAACAAGATTTCATAATTGCTCAATATGATAAAGGTACTGAAACTATCGTTATCAATAGCAATAAACTTACTAAACGTGATTTTACTGCTACTGATTTAGGTGTTAATATTACTCATGAATCTCTTCATAAGTATTTTGAACAACAAGCTAATTCTAAAGAATTATACGATAAACTTGCTACCTTAATTAGCGATATTAATGATACTGCATTTAAGGTTGATGCTAAAGAATTTAATGCTAAATATAAAAGCGATTTAACTGAACTTGAACTTGGTTATCTTCGTACATATCTTAAAATATTAAGTGAAACTCCTGCTGAAATAGTTACTTATGCTTTTACAAATAAACAGTTTGCTAATTTGGCAAATAGGATTATTGTAGAAGAAGCTCCGAAGATTAAGAAACGTAAAAGTCTTTGGGATAAAATTATTGATGCAATTCTTTCTGTTATTGGTATAGATACAATTACAGATAATAGTTTACTTAATAATGTACGAAATATAGTAGTTAATAGTTTGGATAGTGTGAATAGCCGACGCGCAAAAAGTCCGACCAGTGGGCGTGCAACCTCTTCTCCCACCGGGGAGCGGAGCGCTGGGCGAAGCCCAGCAGCGGAGCCAACCTCAGTTACAACTAATCAAACTAATGTTACAAACGATGCAACACATGATAATTTATCAGTTACGGAACCTATTAAAACACCTGATGTACCTCTGACAGAAAATCAAAGAGCAGCTCAAGCTGAATTGGATTTCCTTGATGATGACGGTGAAATTACGTTTGATGACAATAATTCTGAAACACTTAATAGTCTTGATGTTTCTGATATTGGCCCGAACATAGTGATACCCGGTGGGGAAGTGGGTTGGACGCCCACTGGTCAGGTTTTTTCAAATAGTTCTGAAAATGTTTTGAATAATCAGAAAAATGTTGTATCTTCAAACGGTGAATATGTAATTGAATTTATTGATAAATATATTGATGACAATAATAACAAAATTTGTTAGTTTATGAATGCACAATGTAGTCCTGAACCTTATCGTTTAACTGCTGATGGAAGACTTGAGAAATCTGGTCTTTATCATCAAATGAAGTCTTTTAAGACTAAACCTATTGAAGATATTATTACATCTTTAATGGAAAAAGGTGTTTTACCTACTATTAAAGATTATAATAATATTCGAGGTTATGCTGAAAATAATGCTGATGTATCATTAGAGAATGCTTTTAAGCGTCGTATTCTTACAGCGTTTTTATATGCAGAAGCGGATGCCCGTACTCCTTATGGAGCTACGGGTTATCCCGTTTATACAAGTGGAGAACTTAAATTAGAATCTGTATTAGCTGCTCTTTCGACAGATGAAACTTATAGTGAAGATATTCGTAAAGATTTTGAATCTCTTGGTAACGCATTAGGTCTTGATATTAAACACGCTTTTAATCCGTCTATTGTAAATACTGCTACATTTGATGAGATGGATTATGCCTATATGGCTCGTGTTTTAACTGCTGCTTATTTTAAGTTAAAAGGTCTTACTGCGGAACAAAGGCAAGCTCGTTTTGGAGCTAATTACCGAGATGTTTCTCGTAGTGGATTTAAGGCTTTAATTCTTGCTGAGTTTAATAAAGAACTTGAAGAATATAAAGCTCGACCTAATTTTATTCCTACAAGATTTAACGATATTTTTGTAGCGAATGTACTTACAGATTTAAATAAAGGTAATAGTCAAATCTTTAATTATTTTCTTGATTATATTGATAAGAACTATGGTATTAATCGTAAGCGTGCTTATCAGAATAATCGGATTGTTGATGATGAAAGTACAGAAGAAGGACAACGTGATGCTATTGAAGATATTGAAGTAATGTGGGATGATTTACAAAAAGAACGTATTGATAGAAAGAATACGTTAGCATCTCATGTTAAAGCTCAAATAGCTCTTCTTGTAGGTTCGAGTAATTTCAAAAATAGAACTGCTAACAAAGCATATATTCCTGCTCCTATTGATATTAATGTTTTATGGAATAAACTTATTGAGGCACATCTTTACGATATTCAACCTCAAGATGTATATAATAGATTGCAACAACTTGCAGCTATAAATGATGAGTTTACTCCTATTCTTGAAATATTCCAACGAGTATTTGAAGATGATGGTTCTGCTGCTTCTGATTATGATAATTCTTTTGTAAATGCTTATATTTCTGGAATTAAACTCGCTGTTATTCCTGTAAATATTATGGCATTAGAAGGTGGTAATAATGCTACTATTTATCAGAATAACCGAGAATCATTTGGTGTTAAAACATATATTGATAGATTTGAAAGTGTTTTAAGTACAAATATTGAATTTGGATTATATAATAATCTGAATGATGTACTTTATACTAATCCTAAATCTAAACGTATTTTTGAACCTATTTCAAGACGTAGTAAGATTGATAAAGCAGCTCTATTAGATAAACAGATGTCTGTAATTAATTATTTAGGATTAGCAATTACTCGTGATGCTCTTACTCAATATTATAATGCGAACGATAATGCTAATGAAGTATATTCAAGAGTTAATTCTCTTCTTGAAAATGTAGTTAACGATACTAAACATCGTGTTAATACATATCGTGGCAAAGAAATTCCTGCACATAATATTAATGGATATTTATATTCATTAGCACAAATTGCTACTTATGATTTTAACAGTTTTACGAATATGAGTTATCTTGATGTTCAAGGTAAACTTAATTATTCACCTCAGTATGATAGTATGCTTACAAAGTTCCTTCGTGGATTTATTACTCGTACTGGTGTAAATACTGAATATATCAAGTATATATTTAAGGATTATCTTAATGACCCGACTTTAACTGCTCCGGGTGCAGAAGATAATATTCTTATTTATGACGAAAAGACTGGTCTTGGAATATTTACTAAAAATAGTATTGGTGAATATGAAGTAAATCCTGCATTTATTTCTGATGTTGAACGTCGTTATCAGTTTGCATTATCTGCATTTAATGGTGTTAAGATTGGAAATAAAGGTTTGAAATATCGTGAAGTACAAGGTGCTCTTTATACATATACCGAAGTTATTCTTAATATGCTTGGTCAATATGTATTCTTAACATCTGATAGTCCTCGTAGTTATATGATGACTACTAAACGACTTGAGGTTGATGATTTATTTATTAAAGATTCTTCTAAACCTCGTACTTCAATTCATGTTAAGACTTTTGGTTCTAATTATACACCTGCGGCTGTTGCAGCACATCCTAAATCGGTATTTATCTTCTCAGGTAATACTAAAAGTCGTGCGATAGGTGCTCCAGCAACATCTGGACAAGAATCTATTCGAGGTCTTAAAAATACTATCGAAATTGATGCTTTTAAGGGTGAGAATATTACTCCGAATAAACCTACGACAACTGATTATTTTACTGATGCTGATTATGATGCCTATGTAAAAGATTTTGAAAGTCGAGTAGTTCCTTTTATTAATGATGCTATTTCTCGTGGATTGAATATTTATCTTCCGATGAATGGTATTAGTAGTAGGTTAGCTACTCATGCTCCTCGTATATATTCTTATGTAACTGAATATTTAGATAATCTTGTTGCACGAAATAAGTTTGTTCGTATAACAGATAATCCAATAAATGAAGAATCCAATGTTTTTCATTCTATCGAAAAGATTGTAAATAGTGATGTCTTTAAGTTTAATACTTTTGGACAAATTATATTCCAATTAAGAGATAATAGCGACGAGAATCTTGCTCAAATGAAAACTCGTCATAATCGAAAGTATTGGAATGGTAGAGCTATTTATGATGCAAAAGGTATTCCGACTGGTAAGGCGTTTCAGTTCTTGAATATTACTTATATTGAAAACGGTAAGAATATCACATTACCTGATCATATTGCAAAGATAAATAATGTAGATATTGCAGAAGTTTATCGTAATATGATTGCACAAGTTCGCAATGAACCTTACGATGAAAATCTTGTTGCTAATACTGGTAATATTCGAGATTTCGTAGCTGCTTATATTCGTTGGAACGCTACAACTGGTGTTGATAGTTTTGAAAATATCGCTAAAAGTATTTACGATACTAATATCAAAACTGATACAAGTGTAGTTACTACTTTCGATAGTTATTTAGCAGATTTAGTTCAAGAAGTATATAATCAGAAAACTAATGATTGGATTAAACGTCGCAAAGCTGATGGTAAAGAATATACTCTTGATACTATCCCTACATTAAAGAAAGAAAGTTTGTTAAATAGCGCTCGTCAGCACGTTCTTGCTACTTATGATATTATGGATAATGATGGTGTTCGATTAAGTTTACTTAAAGTATTACTTAATCATACTATTTATAACCATAGTATGAATGCTATATTTAATGGTGATATTGAGGAATATAAAGATACAGTAGACCTCAATAAACGTGTAGCACAAGTTATTAAGAACGGTCTTAATTCTATTGATTCAATTCATAACGATACTCCTCGTAAAGTTGTTGTTATGGAAGATATGAATTTCAATAGTAATATTCTTGATAAAATGGGTATTCAAAATGAAGCTATTTTGGATGCTTATCGTGCTACTGCTACTATTAATGATTCTCAGTCTATTATGACTGATGTAGGTCTTATTAAACTTTTGAAAGCCACTGGTCGTTGGAATCCAAGTGAACCTTTGTATCAATATATTACTGATTTACAAGACCCGACTAAAACATTTAATCCTACATCTTACGCTAAGGTTGTAGAACAAGTTAAATTGTTTGGTACAACTCGTCGTCGCCGTGGTGATTTTTATCATGCTCCAGCTGTAACTGGTAATGAAGTTGATATATTTGCTGATGAAGTAGATAGTGTTCAAATAAAAGACTCAACTGTTGTTCTTTTTGAAAGTATGACACGAGATAGTGCTATTGGTCAATTATATGATTGGATGATTCAAAATAATATTGACCAAGTTAGTCCTATTTCTGCTGTTAAAGTATCTGGTATTACACCAGTTAAAATTCATAATGACCAAGGTGGTCTTGATATTGAAGCACTAAATCGAGTAGATGATAGGTCTATTCTTTATATGCGAGATAGTGATTTTGTTATTCAACAAGATATTAAAGCTGATTTGCTTGATGAAACTACTATTTTAGGTGGTCAGTTAGTTAAGCAGATTATGGAAGGTCTTGATTGGAATAATGCTATTTATGAATTAGACGGTAAAAATGTTACTGGTAAAGAACTGTTTGATGAATTTCAAAAGACATTAGCTACTAATATTCGTGAAGATGCTATGCAATTACTTTACGATATTGGTGGTATCGATGAGAATGGTGAAATTCGAACTGATGCTCGTGGTGCTATTCAAATTGATATAAATAAATTTGTTAATCGTTTTCAAGAAATTATATCGGATGATGTTGATGCTATAACTATTCGAAAAGCTCTTGAAATTAAAGAAGATGGTCTTCCTATTATGCCTTTATCTTATCCTGTTATTAAAGGTAAGTTAGAGAAGATACTGGCTTCTATGTTAAGTAAACAAGTTATTAATAAATATCTTCCCGGATTTCATGCTCCTATTCGAGCAGATATATTTACTGCAAGTAATGAGTTAATCAAACATAATGAGTTCTATTCTGATAAAGAACTTTACAATAAAACTATTGATGAACTTGTTGCTAATGGTTCTATCGCATATGCTTCAAGTTTTATTGAAGAATGTAAACGAACTGGTAGAAGTCTTGAATTACAAGCTGAATACTGTGAGGATGGAAATTATCATTATGCAGAAGTTATAGTTAATCCGTGGAAAATGGATTTCTATAAAAATATTGGTACTGTTAAAACTATTACTAATGAAGATGGTACAACTAAGGATATTATAACTGTTGATATTGACAAACTTGATGTTGAAGCTCGTCGGATGATAGGCATTCGTATTCCTACCGAGGGTAAACAATCAATGGTTGTATTTGAAGTTGTTGGTTTTCTTAATAATAATGCTACACAAGCTATATTTCCACAAAGTCTTATTACTCGTACTGGCTGGGACTTTGATATTGATTCGATTTACGCCTACTATCGCAATGTAATTTTTGAGCAAGACAAATATATACCTGTCGAATTTAAGTCGAAATTTGATGCCTCGCAGGCCCAAATAGGGGATAAATTCACACGGTCGGTATTTAAGCAAAAGTACATCGAATTAGCTACTACTCCACAAGAATTTACTAATTTAACAAGTCATAATTTTAATGCTATTATTAAGTGGATTAGCCGGTATTATAATCCTAATTTAGTACCTACTAATACAAATCAATCTCCTCTTAATAACATCATTGAATTAATTAAAGAGGATTTACAAGATGTTAAAAGTAATCCGGAATATACTAAGATTCTTAAATCTATTCTGCATAATTTACAATATGGATTTGCAAAGAATTACGGTGATGTAAATAGTTTAGTTCGAGAATATCTTGCGAATAAACGAGATGGTGTTACTGAAGATTTTGGTAATTACACTCAAACTCAACGTGCTTATACTTCGGATTTATTAATTCGTGCTCATAAAGCAATCAATGATTTAATTAAGTTTGTTAAGAATGTTAATAGTCAATTAGCCACTATTGATATTTCTCCTGATACAATTAGTAATTTTGATACTATCAAATCAAAATTTCAATATCTTGTTGAGGATACTGATAAAACTATCGTTCCTCATTTAAGTGCTATTCAAAGTAATATTGATAAAGCATTTAATGCTTTTACAAAAGACTTTGTTCAAAACGAGAGTATTTATGAATTGAATAGTAGAGAAGCTCGTGATAATCATTTAATTGATATTATTACAGCTGTTCTTTCTAATCCAAATCATGCTGAAGAAGTAAATAAACCTAATGGTATGGCTGAAATTCAAGCTGTATCTGACCGTGATAATGCTCTTTGGAATTATACTCTTAAAACTTTGAATCCTAATAACCTCATGGATAAGATTACTCTTAATAACATGAGTATGGGTTCAACAGTTCTTAAAGGTCACTCTGTTAATTTCGATACTTTAATCGCAACAATTTCTACTTTACATGGTAGATTGCTTAAAGGTATTCGTCGTAAGATTAGTCTTAATTCTTTACCGATACCTAAAGGTTTTGCTGATAGAAGTGAAATGTACACTGTAAGTGATAAAGGTGTACCTCGATTAACAAGTAAATATAAAGAGTTTTTAGCTAAACGATATGGTGCTGAAAATATCCAATTATTGCCAAAAGAAAATGCTCTTTGGGTTAATGATGTTTGGATTAATAATGATGCACTTAATGAACATTTGGATATTAGTGGTGAGCGAGTTGAACTTCAAATGAATCAGTTTACTTCTGGTATTCTTGATGTTCTTAAAGCTGGACTTGGATTTAATCTTAATGTTCATACTTTAAGTGTAGCTCGTGCTATATCATCTGGTGTTACTATTGAACTTTACAATGATAAACCTAATAGATTCACTAATGAGGATGCTTTTATTCATCAACCTGCCATTGTTGAAGCAGTTAATCGAATGGAAGTTCAATCATTAAGTCGTGGTAATTTTACAATTCTTGATGCTGTCGAAGCAATTCGTTCTGATTATAGTGTAGAACTTGCTAAGATTTATGCTGATTTAATTGTTAAAAAAGAAATTACCCCAGTTGAATCTCATGATGTTATAATGACTGTCGCAAGTGGTAAAAGTAAAACTAAAACTCTTACTGTTGGACAGCTTAACGAACTGAAAGATAAATTACCGAATATAACTATTAATGAAATCAGTGGTAAATATGGTTATCAAACTACTGAAGAGTTATTAGATAATATTAAAAATCGTGATAATCGTACAGCAGATTGGTTATTACGTCAGATTAGCGTTCTTGGTAATTTTGTTGAATATAATGAAATTGCTACTAATTTGATTGACCTTAACTTTATGCTTAAAAGTGAAAGTAGGGTTGATAGTTTCTTTAAGGCTGACCAAAAAGAACGTAAACTTGCTGAATATTATTATCCAGTAAAAGCTTTAAAAGAACTTGTAAATGATAAGTATAATCAAACACTTCGATTTATTGATGAATATATCGAAGAAAATGCTGGTAATCCTAAAGCAATAGATGCGATTAAAGCTGCTTTTACTCGTGAAAGTTCTGATGCTTTTAGACGGCATTATAAACCAAAAGATGTTAAAGGTAATCCTCTTGCTGCGATTACTTATTCTGATATGAAACTGTTTCGTTCGGAACTTCCGAAACGAAATGATATTATGACACGTCGTGAACTTATTGAGGATTTAGCTGTTGGATATGAAACTCCTAATAAGGTAATTCTTGATAATGGTAAAGACATTATTGAAAGTATATTTGTTGGCTCATTTGAAGGTTATCTTGATGGCAACAAATTTAATGATACTGAAAATCAAAGTGCTTACGGAATAATTCAAGCTCGTTATCAGTATGCACATTGGTTAATGGCTAATGGTTTCGGTGATGTTTTCATTACTCGAAATCATCACATTGCTAATACGATTTTAGGTCAAATACTTCAACGTAAAAATTCGATTGATGAATCTACTTATAAATATGTTACTGATAGTATTATGAACTATCTTGTAAGTGTTAACGGTGGATTGGATAATGGGCTTATTAAAGTTCTTCCTATTTTAACACCTGATAATACTCCGGAAGTTCTTACTATATTAGGTATTCATACAGAAGAACAACTTAAAGAACAAAAACTTATCTTTAAGACTCTTTTGAATACTGTTAAAGATGGTTATACACCTGAAAGTTTTACTCAATATACTAAACTTTCACTTGCTCAACAAATTCAATTTATTCAAAAAGATAGTACATTAAGAGATTATATTGAGAAATCACCTGAATTTAGAGGTGATAACATATTTAAGTATTTAACAGTTCGTAAGAATAATCGTTCTGTACCTTATGATGTTATTAGAATCCAACGTGATGATAATGATGTCAATTCTTGGTCTAATATGACTGATAGTATTCTTCGTATGTGGGATAGTAAGATTCCTTATATTGCTCATACGATACGTCAGTTATTAGTTTATACTTATGTTACAGAAGGTTTTAATTATGCTTATAATGTTTCAAAATATATTCCGATTGAACTTATAAGTACTAATCGACTTAATGCAGAATATGATGCTTTATGTCGTGAAGTTCATTATCCCGAACCTTCTGTTAATCTTGGTAATTATGCAGAGAATTTAAGAAATGCTGAAAAAGCTGTATTTGATGGAAACGTAGATATTACACCTGTTATGAGTTTAATATCTCGTATGAAATCAGATATGAATCCAGTATTATTAAGTGATATACAAAAACGTTATCGTTGGGAAGCAAATAAGAATAAAGCCACTATTGGTTATGTTCAAAATGCTAACGGCGAAAATGTTGGTACTGGTTCTTATATTGATGAAAATGGTAATACTCAGAATTTCTATATTGAAACTGAAGCTCGATTAATTAATTCTGAATATGCTAATGCAGAATATGTAACTGAAAGGATTACTCGTAGTAAGAATCGTGTATATAAACGATATGCAATTCCTACGAATACAAATAGTCCGTTAAAACAGATTTATGTATTCTTACCTGTTAATCCTTTACTTCGCAATGAAGCATCTTTAATGACTGGTGACATTAGTATTATACCTACTTATCAAGAAGGTATGATGGCACAAGTTCAAAAAGATGGTGAAACTATTGTAACTGATAGATTATCGGTTATTATAGATTCTGATACTATTCATAAATTCATGTTAGCTATTGATGATAATGAATCAGTCCAAATGGATGAAAATTCAGATTTCAATGATGCTAATATGATTGAAACAGAAGATGCTGTTGATAGCACTATTGATGTTGAAACTGAAGATATAATTGATACTGATGTTGCTTCTGTATCTGATACAGATTTTGAGGTATTAAATTCAGTTGAAGTTACTACTCCTACATTCATCAATGTTGAACATACACATTCTTCTGCAAGTGATGTTATTTATAATGAATTAGAATCTTCTGCTTCATCTATTTTTATTACTACACAAGCAACTCATTCTTTTTATAAGGGTTATCATAAATCTGCAATTCAAGTAGATTATAACAAGTCTGCTTATGAAGAAGCTCTTCGTGTAGCTCCTATGTTAAAGAATGGTAATCTTTATATTAACGGTGACGTTCTGATTGATGCTAATAGAGATTTCAATTATTTGGATGATTGGACAAAAACTTTTATTAGTAATCTTTACAGAATTAATCCTATTATGACTTCGATTAGTACTGTCTTAAATGATGGTGTTGGTCGAATAGTTGCAGAAACATATATTGATGTTCCTCGTAGGAATATTAATATTTATGGTGATAATGAAAAATTATATTCTCGTGTTATTCATGCTGATGTTCCTACAAGAGATGGTTTACGAAATTCTCTTGTTGTCGATTCTAATATTGCTATTGAAACTTTGAAAATTATGGATAGAATCCAGAAATTTTTGAATAATAACAATGTTGGAAATCGTGAGGAATTTATGAATATCTTAAAGTCCTTCGATGATGAAAGTTTTGAAGGTGGTATTCAAAATGCTCTTGAAGAACGAGATATTGCTGCAATGAAAGCTACTTATAGTCGTTTGGCTAATTTAAGTAGTTCTGTTTATGATGCTATCAAGCAATTATGGGCTATTACTAAAGATTTGAATTACGAAGAGATTCGTTCAAATTATGGTGCGGCTCTTGATTACAAAGATAGACTTGTAATGATATTAAAACTTGCTTCTCATTTTAGTCCATATCTTACACTTGAAGAAATCAAAATTCAAGATACAGTTTATGATGCTGAAAGTGAAGAAGGTAAAGAATTATTTACTAAGGAATTTGGTGAATTAAACAATAATATAGCTCGACTTAAATCTCTTGCAACAAAAGTTGCTGAAATACGGTCTAATGTTATTCAATCTGTTAAAGATGTAGTAACTTGGGCTGTAATTGATAAGAGTCGTAATCCTAAATACACTACTGCATTTAGTAAGATTAAAGAATATCTTGCTTCACACAATGGTAGCCTTGAAGGATTTGATGTTAATAGTGTTGAAATAACAGAAGATGAATGGTTAGAAATTCAACATTTGTTATTTGAACTTGATAAAGATATTAATAAGACACAACTTTGGCTTGATTCTGCTTTTACAACTGGTATTACTCTGATTGATATTACTGGTAAAGCATGGGATGAAGCTAATTATAAAGCTAAGAAAGCAGCCCAACGTATTAATGATGAACTTGAAAGTGCACTTGAAGAGTTCCAACCGGGACTTTCGAAAAATGCTCGTGCTCGTGAAAAGTTAATGCACAAATTCATCAATGAATATGGAGATTTAATCGGTAGTTATAAAACTGAAGGTCTTGGAGATTCGACTGGTACTTTACGAAAAGATATTCGTGATGCTATTTATAAGAATCTTTATACTGACAGTGGATTTGTTACAAGAGCTACTGCTGAAAAAACTCTTGAAATCATTGATGATATTATAAAGAAATATAATAAAAATCATACTTGGAACATTGTTCCATTGAGTGATACTGAAACAGCTAAGCATCTCGCTGAACTTACTGAATTAAGTAATCGTGAGAAACTTGTTTATTTACAAACTCACGACCTTATTGAACTTAGTCTTATTACTGATATTAGTGGTAAGCGTGAAAACGTTCTTTATAAACTTGATTTTGGTAATACTCCGGTATCAGATGAATATGCAGCTTTAAGTGATAAAGAACAAAAGTTACTCAATACTATTCGTAATCTTATTCAACGAACTATTCGTGAATATGACGGTAACTGGATTAACTATTATGGTAGATGGGATGAGGTAATGCCTTTTATTCCTCAAGCTACATTAGGTCAATCTGCTAAACAATTTGTTAGTATTCCTATGATTCATAAAGATAGGTATTATACTGACATTGATGGTACTAAACGATTTGTTACAAAAGCTCAAACTTTACAAGTTCCTAAACATATTCCTGTATTTAATATTCGTAAAAAGTACAAATCTGAAAGTTATACTGAATACGAAGCTCGAATTGTAGAATTGTTTAGTGAATGGTTTGATAAAAATAACAAACTTCCTGTTACAGTTAAACCTTCAACTCTTCGTGAGATTAGACATTATAACGATGCTGTAATGCTTGAAAATAAAAAGTATAAAGCAAAGGTGATGTCTTATGATATTGTTGATGTAATGAAAGGTTTTACACAAGAACTTTATAATCTTCGTGCAATTAATAATTTTGAAACTGATTATCAGCTTACAAAATATTTAATGAATGAACGTGGAGTTTCTGGTGTAGCACCTCGTGATATTATTAAAAATGCGAATGAACAGTTAAATAATATGGAACGTCGTATTTTTAATTTTAGTAAATATAATAGTGTTCTCGATGTTTCTGCCGGTGCATTATTGCGTTATACTTCTATGACTTTCATGTATCTCAACTATACTGCTGGTATTACTAATATTCTCAAAGGTGTTACTGATATGATAGTTGAATCTACTGCTAATAACTTTGTTGAAAGCAAAGATATTATGAAATCAGGTCTGCGTGATGTTATTAAGACTATTCCTCATTTCTTACGCGATATTAATTCGACAAGAACTGATGATGTACTTGTAGCAATCATTAAAGATTTTGATGATATTTATCAAGATACTCGTGATGTAACATCTTCTGATACTGGAACTTCCTATTGGATTAAAGCTATGCGAATGGTTGATACTGTTGGTTATGCTCCTAATAACATGGGTGAGTTCATTATGCAGTTTGGTATGTTACTTGCTGCTACACAATCTCATCGAGTAGTTGGTGGTAAGATTATGGCTTTTAATGATTTTTATAATGATAATCTTGAAAAGTTATTACAAGATGTTCTTACTAATGAACAGTATGATAAATATCTTATTTTCAAAGAAGATTTAGATGCTGAAATAGCTCGTGAAGAAAAACGTACTTCAAAAGAGTATTTATGGAATCACGATTATGCTTCTCAATATCTTAAATCACATTATAATTTACTTTCTGATGAACAACGTAAGAAAATTGTTGATTCTCGAAAGACTGATAAAAAAGCTCAACGTGAAGCTTTTGATAAATATAATACTCTTCGTTCGGAACTTAAACTTGAAGATGGTCGTTTGAGTTTTAATCCTGAAAGTGGTCTTACAGAAGAAACTCTTTCGGAGTTCCGTGGTCGAGTTAAAGCTATTAACCAATCATTACATGGTATTTACAATCGTGTAGACAGAAATAGTTTACAAGATGCTGCTTTTGGTGATTTGTTAATGCAATTTAAGAAATGGGTTCGTCCTAACTTTGTTCGTTATTTCGGTCGTCGTTTCGGTCGTATATTTTATAATGAGCAATTAGGTAGTTATGAAGTTCCTATATTTAATCCTATGTTTGATATGTTTAGAAGTGGTAGTCAAGCCTTCAAAGATAGTCTTAATGATAACAATACTGTTATCGACTATATGAAAGGTATTGGTAATTTCTTCAAAGGTGTATCAAGTTGGTTACTTAATGTAGGATTCTATTATAATACTCTCCCCTTAAATGAACAGATAGCAACTATGAAATTTGCTCGTTTAATGGGTGCTTTAGCTTTCAGTGCTCTTGCTGCTATGACACTTGGTGCATTTAAGAAAGATGATGATGACGAAGATAATATTTTGTATCAACACGCTATGTATGCTGCAACAACTTATTATCAACAAATGATTGAACCTATGCCAGTATTTGGTTGGATGGCTACAATAGAACAAACAGCAAATAGTTTGTTTGCTGGTCAGAAAACTTTACAATCTGCATATAAACTTGTTAATCTCACTATTCAAGGTTTATTTGTTGATGATGATGAACTTATTTATGATAGAGGTATTTATAAGGGGCAAGATAAACGTGCAGTTGCATTACGTCAAGCTGTTCCTGTTCTTCGTCAAATTAATAAGTTTAATAATCTCGGTGCTACTATGTCTTATTACAATATGTATAATCCTTTTGGTATTACATTTAGTGGTGTTAGAGAAATGATTAGTCCGAAAGATAGTGATAACTACGAGGACGAATAGTCTAATAGAGTAAACGTCGGATATTTGCCCGTGGCGGTGCTTCCCAGCCTGCTACGGGCATTATCTTTTGTTAATGGTACATTTGTCTAACTGACAAAAAAAAGACCGTCAGAACGCCTGAAAATAGGCACTCTGACGGTCTGTCTGTATCACTTATTATGTTAATAATATCGTTATTAATAATAACAACAATTATAGTAGCAATTAAAGTTGTAACATTGATAGCTCAGCCCTTCGGGCTTCGCTGACCCGGTGGGGCAGGAGGTTGCACGCCCACTTGTCACGTTTTATTCGCCACCGTTTTCAACATCTTTCGGTTTATCAAAAAGATATTGATATGTTTCATTATTAATAACAGTAAATTCTTTATCAGTTAAAGCAATAATCCAATCTCCTTTATCGAGTCGAATTATATTTTCTCTAAACATAATAAACATCCAACCATCGGAAAAATGACAATATCTACAAAAACCAACACATTCTGAGATATTAGCACCATCCCATTGGACACCTAATAATCTAACATTTTTCTTTACATTTAGTCGCTTAATCATAAATTACCTTTTAAGACCATTAATAGCCCATTGAAGAACAAAACCCAGATGTCCCCAGATTTTCTCTTTAATATCACGACGAGCTACACCACATCCCATATCATGGTCGTAGGTTTGAGGGTCTACACAAGCAGCTATACCGACAGTATCAAATCCAGTTAGAGTAGTATCACAAACAACTGTTGTCTTTTCACCAAGACGTAAAGAATAACCTTCTTTCATGAAATTAAGTACATCACCTTCTTGAATTTTGTTAGGACTTAAAATCATATAATAAGCCTTTTCAAATACGTCTTTTGGTGAGAAAGATTTATAGTTATCAGAATAAATAACTTCATAACCTTCTTCAATAGCATCGTTAGGATTACGAGCACGATTTAAGTCATAAACTATTTCATTACCGTTAATCCTATAAGCTACACGAGCTTTAATCAGTTTAACACCGATATAATAATGTTCACCTTGCGGAATATCTGATTTAGTACACATCTTATTTTGATTTATTACATTAGACCACTTTTACCAAAACCATTTTCACCACGTTCAGTTTTGCTTAGTTCATCTTTAGAAGATTTAATATCAAATACTGCACGTTTCTTTTCAACAATTACACCTTGTGCAAGTCTACTATTAGGAATAATAATATAACTAAAAGGTGTAGGATTTTGTACTATAATTCCACTGTTACCACGCCAGTCATTGTCTACAGTACCAAATTTAATATCTAATAAAGTAGTACTCGAAATACCACTACGAGGACGAATTTGCATTTCATCTTCTTCAGGTATTTCAGTATAAATATTAGTTTCAAATTTAACAGTTTTATATGGGAGAATGATATTAACTGCATCAATATTATTTATAACCATATATTCCAGAAGAGTATTTCCTTCAACTGGTTGACTTATTGCATGACGAATAGATTTATGAAGCGTATTAAAATCAATAACCCATTCAAGACCAGCATATTGAGTATCATATAAATATGATGTAATATACTTATCTCCAAGACCTATTTTACCAACATTCTCAGGATTGAGAGAAGGTATATTAGGATTAAACATGGCTCGTAAATCGAAACCGGAAGCTCCAGCACTTTTGTACTCTGGAACTTCCGTGTTATCGACATACAATCCTATAAGACTTTCTTTCATGCTATCTTATTCTTCAGATTGTGGGATTTCACTTACATCTGCGGTACGAATATTATACCCTTCTTCTCCAATATATTTTGCCATTTTAAGGAGATGACGTATAGGAATTGGCATCCTATCGTCACCTCCTTTCTTTCTAACACCAATAAAACATTTAGCATTAGTCATTCTACATTCTTCAGGTAATTGACTTGGATATTGAGCTAAAGCCCAACTTGCAAGCAAAGGAATAATTTCCCAACTACCAGAAGCACTTGGAATTTGACAATTATCAGAATCGAAGCTATTTACAGTACCATCAGAATATATAACTACTTCTGTAATCATTTAGGCACTTAAACGTTGAACTAATTTATTAAAGGCTGTCTGACCGAGTTTGAAAGAATTACCCTGCGTAATAGAATCGAATTTATTGAGATTATCTTTATATTCAATTCCGTTATTAATATATGAAGTAACACCGTTATAAAGCCAAAGCATTGTACCGCGATGACTATCTTGTCCGGGGCCACGTTCAATATAATTAACCATAGCGTGTAACTGATTCTTCTTACGAGTAGAAATAACATCATTCTCATAAGGAATCTTACCAATACCACCGCATTTAGCAATAAATTCTTTCTGATTAGCATCACAAATTAAATCCGTGATATAATCAATCATCACATCATCATTAATCTTAATATTCTCAGCAGCTTCAAGAATCAGCTTAGCTTGTTCAGAATATTTAAGAGTGTCACGCATCATTTGAGCACCTATTGCTAAATTAGCTTTAACATTTTTAGTATGCTTAAATCGAACCATATTCTTACAATGATTCAAAGCAGCATTTAACGTATTGTTACATACAACACGAATATCAGTGAAACAAGCCTGAATACTACCACTTCCATCATGACTTGTAGTGAAAAGGATATATTTTTCCATTTCATCTTTTGCAATCTCATAAGTAGGAAGTTTAGCAGTAACAAAGATTCGTTCACCGATACCTAAAACGCCAGCAGTCTGAATGATAACATTTTTTGGATTAATTACCATTTGACTTTTACAAACTTGATATATAAAATCCATAGCTTCTGTATTTTGAACAGGTTCATACCTACTACCAACAGTACCAAGAATTTTATAATTATCTTTACGATATGTAGCATATACATCACTTACGCAAGCACCCTTTTTCGGAATAATGACAACATCACCATTAGACATATGACAAGCATAGTGATTATCTTCTTTTACTATATGTTTAGCTTCAGCAGGAATAAAACTTGCAAACATCGGAGCTAAAGCTACTTCATAATCCATATTAGCAATACGAATGATTTCGTCAGGAGTTTTAGCTTCTTCAACGACAGTTCCAAGACCATGCCAAGGAACATCTTTCAACGAATAGAATGAATAAGTATTTCTATTAGAATTAAATTCAATATTCGCAGCCATAATTAAATTAGTTAGTTTATATTACAATTCAATAATACGAATATGAGCAATATCCTTATGTTCAGCACCAAGTTTGCTAAACAGAAGTTCTTTCTCATTTTCAGCATCTTCGAGATTCAAAAATGTAAGAGCTTCATTATGATCATTAATCCACTCTCCACCATCTTTGGTTACATTTTTAAGAAAACCTTGTTTCTCACCAGCGATTACTTTTGTAATCAAATACTTTTTACTCATAGTTTAATTAATTTTAACTTGTTTAATGATAGACTACTTATATATAGCAGTTTCAGACGTAACAATTTCCATATCAATTTTGTCCATAACATGAGCTATTCGTTCAGCACGAGCAACATCTTCTTCAGATTCACTGGATGCTTTAGCCCAATTATCAAGTTCCTTAATAGCTTTCTTATCAAATTTAACAGTATAAATATAATCATCACCTAATTTATCATGAATATACTTACCTACCTCTTTTGCTAAACTAATAGGAACATCAACTGTAATACTAATAGAAGCAATCTTATCTAATTCTTCTTTATGTTTCTCAACGAAAATATTATCTTCCGGCGAAAGTGGTGCTTCTGTTATATGAAGCAATGAAATAACAATAGGGTCTAAGGCATTTTCATTAATTGAAACACTTTCCGACTCTTTTGTATAAACAGTAAAATCAGGAAATTTAAGACTATAATTACCAGATTTACCAACTTGACCAAATATATGTAAAGCATCAACAACTGAAGATTTAAGTCTACCAGCTATTTTATCAAAACTTGTATTCCTATCACGAAGTCGTTTAATTTCATCTTTATTATAAGCAATATTAGCTTTTTGAGCGTCAATCACTTGTCGATAAGCACGAAGTTTATCTTCAAGTTCACTTTCAGCAATAGCTAATTCTTCTGCAATTTCTTCCGTTATCTCGCCGTCATTCTCTTCTATCTGCGAAACAAGATAATCATATTTTTGCGCAATACCAAATAAATTACTCATAAATTGTCAAAATAATTTTTGTTCAACATAACCTTTTTTAACATTATAACCTTTTTCTTTACAGATATAAGTTAATTGTTTATGAATACTATCATATCCATCAACAGTATTATCAAGATGAAAATCCCAACCAGTATAATTCTCTAAATCACACTCAGTTTTATCACCGGATGTATCATCCATTTTAGTATTACGGAGAACACGAATTGTAGTTAATTCAATTTCATTCTGACGAGCAAAATCTTTAATACAATTCAATTCAAATTGTTCTCGAATATCAGGAATAATAAAATAATCACAAGGAGTAGTTCTGATTCTATTTATAACATCATCAATAAACACTCTGTCATTATCAAATCTTAATAGTTTACCAAAATGAAGTAAACACTTACGATATGTCAGTTGTTCATCAATACCGTAACGATTAACAATATACGGAGATTTAGATAACTTAAAATAATGAGAATCTAATTGAGATACATTACAATTTGTAACAGCAGCTACAATACGTTTAAGCATTGTAGCCATAGGATATATCTCAACTTTACCAGCGAGCATACCTTCAAGGTATTCAGTAACATAAGTTTTACCTGTACCTTTTCTACCACTGATTAAAATTAATTCACCAGTCATATAATCTTAATTAATTATTTCTTCAGGAAAGTTAGCAAATACATTTTGTCTACCTTCTTGACCATGTAACACTCTTAAAGCAGCTTCTTTCTTAACTGCTAAAATAATACTACGTTTGAATAACTTATTATAAATTCTAACCATTTCACGAGCAACATATGAATTACCATCTGTCATACCGTGACGATTATTAATTTCAATAAGAAGTTCTTTAAGCGTTTTCTTCTCGCTTTCGCTCCTGCTCTCGTTCATACATATACTTTTTGTTATACTCATAAATAGTATTAAATGTTTCACCAGAAACACAACCATCATAATCAGGAAGTTCCTCTTTTATAATATTATCTATAATATTTGTAATAGCAATACAAATACCAAGATTTCTTAACTGAAGAGTACTACCTTCTTCAAAGAACTTGTCTTGTTCATCTTGTGGAACATTACATTTACTAAGAGCTTTAGCAAATACTTCTTGAAATTTTGAACGAGATATATAATTATTATTAGCCATAGTAGTTTATTCAAAATAATTAATAATACGACCTGTTTCATTAGGGAATCTAACAGCAATATCTTCTGCAATCATTTTAGCAATTTCAATCATTTGAGGATGTACAGCTTTATGATTACGAAGAGGAAGGAAACCTTTATTCTCAACAATAGTGAGTTTGGGATAAACAGTTTCAAGATGTTCACCAATCCACATATCAAGAGTACCAGATATATAAATATCTGATTTAGTAGCAGTAGGAAGAACCGAACGAGCCAACTGAGCAGGTTCACCATCATTAGTTAATTCTTGATATATAGCTTCATTGCCAGCAATAACATCATAGAATTTTTCTAATGAATCTTCATTCTTAAACGGTGGTTCAATTACATTAATATTATTACCATATTTATAACCAAGTCTACCTTTAGCATAATTACACCAACGAGTACTTTCTTGCATAAAACTCATTTCACGATGACGAACGGCTTCATGCGTAACACCTCTATCGGTTGTAATTTTATAAGTAACATTATAAATCTCCGGCGCATTTGCAAGGATTTCAGCATCTGAAGCAATTCGAAGACTTGCATCAATACCATATTCAAGTTTAGCAGTAATATCTTTATCATCAAACAGTAAATGAGAAAACTCCTTACTCAAAAGAAGCATATTATAAAACAAATCATTAACTTCGCTTGGATGATAAATATCATTATAAATAGCTTTCATTTTACGACTATTACTCATAATATCAAGAAATACTCGATATGAAAAACCAATATAATTACCAAGATAAGACCAACGAATATAAGGACTTAATTTAACAAATTCTCGAACAACACGATTTGGAATTGAAGTAACATTAAAATAAACATATTCATGTTCAAATATAGCAGTATGACCATCAATAAGTCTATTTCTACAAAAAGTTTCAGCTGAATCAGGTTTGATACTATCTTCTTGTTTAGTACAAACTTTACCGATTAATTCAATCTTTCTAAGACCAGAATAATCACAAAATTCGATTGTAGGTTCTACAATATTCATAGCTTTAATTGTATTAATTTAGACGCGACCAGTGGGCGTGCAACCTCCTCTCCCACCGGGGAGCGGAGCCGCTGGGCGAAGCCCAGCAGGCGGAGCCACACAAGTTACATCTCCTGTCGCTTCTCGAATTGCGACAGTAATTGTTTATGAGTTACTTTACATTCTTTAAGACTAATTCCTATTCTATTACAGATAATTATAACATCCATAATAGTAATACACTGACCATCCCACATAGCATTCCATAAATCATTAGCTTGAACTTCCCAAATATAATACCCACCAAATTGAATTTTATAATTGTAACAAGTTTTACGATTTAATTGAATATTATTTTGTACACAAGTAGCAAAGAAATGAGCAAAATCAGTGAAATCTTTTAATTTAATAACTGCATCATTCCATAGTCTAACAACTCCATTAGTTGATTCATAACGCATTACGGCATAAGTACCATACTGTCGCCATTGATAAGGAATACTACTAATTTTATAATCTCTAAATTCTTGAATTAGAACTTCAAGTTCTTCTCGATATTTCTTAGCTTTTGCTTCTTCAATAGCCTTCTGATTATCAAGATATTCATTGAATTTAATTCTAATAACATCTTTAAGTTGCTTTCGAGTAATTTTATTATTCCAAAGTTTCTTAAATTCAGCATAATTCTTACAATTAGTAATATAAACTTTTTTAAAACGAATAGTTTGCCAATAAAGAATTTTACCACTAATAATAAGATTTTCTTTAGGACTTAAAGTAATACGAATATTATTTTTAAGATTGAATATAGAAGATAGTCTTGTATAATTTTTTACAAAACCTTTATATTCAACATAGGTAAAATTAAAAGATTGTGTTCTATTGATAATTGTATCTGTATCAATACCATATTCTTTACAAATACTTAAAATATCCTTTAATGCAGAACGCCAACCTTTACGAGCATTATTATATTTTATCTGATGAGTTCTAACATCAGCAAATCTTTGATTAGTAACATCTTTTTCAAGAATATGTCTTGTAACAGTAAGATTTTGATTTACACCATTCCAAAGACTTGTAAGCATACCATAAGTATTAGCAATCAATACTTCTGAATTTTGCCTACAAATATTATAAATATCTACACCAATTTTACCTTGAATCTTTTGATTTTTAAGTTTGACAAGTGGTCTATAAAGATAATCTTCAATATCGTGTAGTATTATAACAAATGGTACAAATTTATTACAAACACCAATTTGTTTACCTCTACAATAAAGAATACCATCTTTTAATTCATAACCATATTTACCATTTGCAACGGTATGTTTAGTATGAATACTTACGTCATCTATTCTTTTATAGAATAAATCAAGTATTTTATTAATAGTTCCAACACTTTTCATCACTTTTCATAATCTCTAATTCCAACAACATTTGCATGGAAAGGTAAACCATTTTTAGTTCTTTCATAGAACTTAACAGTTACAGACTTTCCGATAGGTGGATTATTAAGAATATCTAATCGTTCATTAACAGTACCAGTTAAAGTACAACTAAATACTAAATCATTAATATCGTTCTTGAGAACTAATCTAACATTAAATCCTATTTTATCATCAGGATTTCCAGTGTGTTCAACACCAATACATTCAAATTCAGCATCGTCGAACTTTTTGAGTTTCATCATTGTAGCAGGACGAGAACCAAATTTATATTCAGTATGCAAATTTCTAATTATAGCTCCTTCAAAGCCACAATCAATACATTTTTGCATATAAGATAACGCTTGATTATCATCATAAATAGTATCACTATTAAGAATAATAAGATTAAATTTATCCCACATACTATGACCTTCGGGAGTTAAATTTTCCCAAATTCTACCAGCCATTACATTATGAGATACACTACTTTTCTTACTACGATATTCTTCCCAAACACTAAACCTTAATTTATCACGGTCTTTGTTAGTTAAATCGGGAATACTTAAATCAAAATTAACAAATTGAAGTTTCTCATGAAGAGGATTTCGAGGGTTACGAGCAGCTCCACCAATACTTGTTACCTTTTCACCACGAATATAAATCTCTCCATCAAATACCATATTAGCATATTCAGGAAAACTATCATAAAAATCATTAAATAGTTGCTCGATATGCCAAATACGATAAGTAAGACCTTCTTTAGTTTTAATTACAGTATGATAATGTTTATCATCACGAACAAAACCTTCAAGACTGAATAAATCAGTAGGTGTAAATTCTTCAAGCATAACAACTGCTCGAACACCATTGATTTTAGGTTGAGCAATACAAGGATATTCGAACTTACCAATAGCAAACTTTTGTGCTTTCATAGGTTTAACACAATTATTTGCATCAGTATTATATTTAGGTAATCTCTTATCTATTTCTGCAAATAAATCATCTGCATTAGTAAGATAATCTAAAGGACTAATACCTAAATCAGAAAGACTTTTATATCCTTGTTTCTTATGTCTTTCGTAAACACTATTAAGTTCAAATTCAGCTTGTTCTCTATCAGTTTTTTTACTCTTAGCTTTAATTACAGGAGAATATGATGATGTTTCAGCACCATTTACTTTACCATAATAATAAGCTAATCGTAGAGATACTGTACCATCAGAATTAGTAACTTTTTCAACTCGACCCCACCAACGAACTAAACCGCCAGTTAAATCTCGTTTATATAAAACTTCATTAGGAATCATATCTTATTTTTTAACTTTTTCTTCAACAACAATAGCATATTGCGGTTCTCCAATACGAATCATAAGACAATTCCAACTTTCAAGAGGAGTCTTATGTTCAGTCATATCTGTAAGATTAAGTGGCTTAGCACAAAAACATTTATACGACCTTTCAATTTTATTATTAAGAGGATTTTTAATAGTTTTAGGATGCGGGAGAATACGCGAAAGAATAGGATTGATAGCTTCTAATGTTTCTTTGTCATTAGCGCTAATATAAGTATCACCATCAAGAATAATTTGTGTATGTTTAAAACCATATTTATCCACAAATCTATTAATACTTGATTGGTCAGATAAACGAGAAAAATCATTCATTAATCTCGTATAAGTTTCTTCATCCATAGGACAAAGATAAATCTTATTACCATTATCAAGAGTATTGATAAGATAGTTTTTGATTTTAATCTCCATAATAAATCTTTTTTAGAACATTATCAAAATGTTGGAATACTTTACGATAACCATAATCTTTAACCATATCAGATGGGTCTTTAGATTTATAATTATTCGTAAAATAAATTGGAATAGTATTATATCTACCTTGTAGTAGATGAGCTGCATTAATTCCAGCAGCATCAGTATCGAAAATAGTAAATAACTTTCCGCTTAAAGAGTACGACACCAATAACTTGTAGATGTCAGTAGGTAATACAATAGTTTCAGAAGCAGCAGGTATAAACAAAATATCATTAATACCTTTCTCATCACAAATTTGTTCAAAAAGTATTTTATCTTTATAACCTTTTATAAGAGCAATATAATTCGTTGGTTTAAGTTGATGTAAACACTCAATAGGACAACGATTATTAGTAATAAACTTAGTTTGACTTTTAAGTCTTTTTGGAAAATAAAGTTTATACTTATTTGGATTAACATTATAAACATAACAAGGGTCAGTGCCACTATAACGATAAGGTGTTTGCCACTCATTAAGTCTATATCTATCAACAATAAATACTTTTGTATTTAGATTACTTTTCTTAATACCATATTGTTCCCAATAAATATAATCTAACTTATTTGGTTTACGAACATCAAAAGTAATTTCAAGATTTTGATTCTTAATATGTTCTTGTTCAGTTCGATTAAATTCAATATTAGTAACAATCTTATCAGAACAACGAAGAATTATGTCATTACATATATACACAAATCCTTCACTTGTTTTACAATTCTTATTAATAATATAACCTACAACTTCAAATATATCACCTCTAAATCTACCATCACCAAAATCTCTACATATTAGTTTATCACCATAATACTTAAAAGATAATGAAGGATGTTTATCATTTCTTAAAGGATTTCGTATTCTATCATTAGGACTACTAATGTTAAATCGGATTACATCTTCGGGAATACCAAAATATTTACTAAATATTGTAATTTGGTCAAGTGTATTAAGTATGAAATCTCTCATGTAATCAGTAGTGTAACTTGCTGGGCTTCGCTGCTGGGCTTCGCCCAGCGCTCCGCTACCCGGTGGGGGAGTGGGTTGGACGCCCACTCGTGACGCTTCTGGCCGCGTGTATTTACCTGACCTATACAGATATACGTCTGTTAAATACAGTCCGTCAAATCAAAAGAAATCGGCCAAAAATACGGTATAACAACAAGTCTAATTTTAGCATTACCCAAAAAAGAAGGAGATAATAGAGTTTTACCTCCATTACCTCCTTTACAAGTTCCTGTTTTAGTAATATGATAAATACTACTTCGAGTATCTATCAAGAATGTTCTGAATATCCGACGAAACAACAGTAGTACCGGGAGCGGGAGCAGGAGCACCTGCGGCAGCTTCACGATTTTTCGGAGTATCATCCTTTGCAAGATGAATTGTTTCACCAGCTTCAAATTCAATCGACGGACTTTGACCGGGAATAACACGTTCAACAAATCCACGATTAACAAACGAAGGAAAAGCTAAGAACTTATGTGTGTTATAATCTGCAACAAGTTTCATGAACAGCTTTACATTCTTATAAATAGGATTTTTCTCATCATCACCAACAAGGAGATGTTTGAAATATTCAAAGAAAGCAAGATACTGTTCACAACGAACCTTTGCAGGAGCAGCATAATCGAGTCCCGGACACTTACCAGCATTAACCGGATAACCTTTAAGACCCTTAAACTGATTTGCGATATGACGAAGCTGTCCATATACCTGCTGAATAATATTAATAACAGTCTTTTCTTCAACAGGTTCGCCTTTCTTATTAAGAGTAGTAACCGGCTTAGCAGTAAATGTATAATAACGGTCTTTCGGATTTGCGTCAGTTTTACACTGCTTAAATTCGATAACAAGTACGGGGAATTTACAACCAGCATATTCCCATGTACTTTCGACACCTTTATCATCCAGTAGAGGTACTTCACGAATATCAATACGAACATCGTTAATCATACCCATACAAAGATTACCAAGTTCAGGGTCGGGCTTAAAAGCTAATCTCCGTTCAACAACCTCTTCTTCAAACATTAATGTTGTCGAACTAACTTTCGATTTACTTGTGTCTGCCATAATAATAATTAAAGTACTTTAAGTTATTAGACTAAAAAGAGGAGCTACTTATTCAATAACTCCTCTTTTTATAATGATAGCAAATGATAGATTTGTTAAATACTTTTAGGTATTAACAATTACAACTCGGCTTCCGGCTCGTTTTCGGGCTGCGGTTCCTCTGCCTGCTTCTCGTCTTCCAGCGTTACCTCTTTCGGGTCTACCAGTACATAGACTTTCTCATAGATGGTGTCATCAATCTGAACAGGAATAAACTCACCATTCTCGTCCTTAACTTCCTCAACACCATACTCAACTCGCTTGGTAGCAAGAACAGCAGTACACATCTTACCGTCACGGCCTTTCTGAGTTTCAACCTCTTCCATAAGACCCTTATCAGCAAGAACACGCTCACCTACGGGAGCAGCATCCTTATCTTGCATAAGCATCTGCGACCAAACACCAGCGTAATTAAACGACTGAGGACGACCAGTACCTTTCGTATTACCAGCACTTGCAAGTTTGCAACCCTCGCTACCTGCCGAAAGAGCAATAAAGAAACGCTCATTAATCGAATCAGCATTAGGCATAGCAAACATAACAACACGGTCGCCATGACCACAACCAATAAGTGCAGAAGCCGAAGCATTCATCGTAAACTTATTCATACCACGAGCAGTAGTAATTGCCGGACGAATATCATTCGACGACTTCGTACCACGGTTTACAGCAGTCAGACCAGCAAGTTTAGCAGCAGAAAAAACAGACTTTTTCATAATTGTAATTTGTTTTAATTTATGAATATTTTATGAATGATAGATTAATGATAGATTTGCATTACTTTATTCTGTAACAGGAACTTCTTCAAATTCAGTATCTTCAGCTTGACGATTTGCAATAGATACAGCTTGATGTAATTCACTATCAACGTAAATTCCATTTAACTTATCACTTGCAATAATTCTACCACCAAGCATGATAGACATTTTAATAAGATGAGTTTCCGGATGGGCGTTCCAATTAGCTTTACCTTTACTTTCAGTACCGTCAGATTTAGTACCAACGTACAAACCTGCATCAATAGCTTGTTGTAAAGTATAAGGTATTGCAATACTCTCATCACCACGAGTAAGTTCTACAAGAGCACGACGAGTAGCATACCTAATAATTGGAATTTTACCTTCTTGTACTTGTTTATCAATATAATCAGCAGTATGACCATCATTAATTACAACAAAATCATCTTTCGTTTCTTTGTTATAATCAACAAGTTCATTTGCAAGTTCCTTTTTACAATATCTATATATGTAAAAAGGTTTAGTTCCATCTTCAAGAATCTTACGTTTAATACCGGCATCAGTAAGGACTTTATTAACAACATGAATACCAGTATATACTATCTCGGCTTGAGAAGTACTAAAAACGTAAATGTTTTGCATAGCAGCCATAGGATTAAGTCCCATAGACCGCCCACGTTCAACTTTGATTGCTGCTTCCCTATCAAGTGTCTTACCAAATGTAACACTTACCATAGGAGTAAAACCGAGTTCATTACCTAACAGCAAACATGTAACAATCGCACTCTTATTAACTACAAGTTCACTCGTTCCATCTTCTTTCTGAACTTGCTCCTTAAAACCCTTATTAAAAACAGGACTTTGAGCAATCCAATCTGCTAATGCTTCAGCTTGTTCAAATGAATTAATTTGATTAACAGCTAAAGCAACACTTCCATTTTTACTTCTTGTATTAACAAGAGCACCACTCACATCTTCATCAGTCTTTTCGACTGGCTTCATTTGTGGTTTATCCATACGCAAATATAGTAATTATAATTGTACCACCAAAGAAAATAGCAAGAAATTAACCGAAAATTTCACTAATATCATTAACCCATATCGGAACATTCTCGGAATCTTGCTGACGCTGGATTAACTTCTGTTTGTCCCTCGACCTAACATCTTTATCACCAATTTTGAAATCATCAATGTAAAGATTAATAATAACACAATTCTTATTAGGATTCATGTAATTATAAGTCTTACCTCGTGCAACACGTTGTCCATGAGTATTAGAATTACAACTACCACCAGTCGTTATAACTTGTTCGATATTTTCTATCGTTAAACCCTCATTAAGACTTTGTGCAGTAAATAAATATTTATAAGTACCATTCTTAATCCCTTCAATAGCTAACTTTTTAAGAGAAGTTTTACCTAATCGTTTAGGTTCACCATTCTTATAAGTATATGGAACGCCAGTTTCAGGATTAATTATATACCTACTTTCAATAGCACTATGAAAAGGAATACCGTCTTTACTGAAATAATCAGCTAAATCAGTAACCATAGCTATTGATTCATTAAAACAGATAGTAGGAACACTATTAGTTTTAAGAATTTCAATAACAGCATTAATTTTAGGTCTGTTATGAATTAAAATATCATTACGTTGTCTAACAAAGTCTTTGAACTTCTTAGCACGTTCGTAAATATTATCAGGATTCCAAAGATTATTAATTCGTTTATTATAATCATTATCGAGTGGCATATCACGAGTCCAACCCATTAATGAAGCTAACATATTACGAATAACAGTAGGTTTAATAAAAGTACTACTGCCATTTCTATCTTTATAATTATAACCAGTAAAAGATGCAAGAACTAATGCAAAATCACTGTCAAAAACTTTATTACGAAACTCTTGATTAATCACTTTATGTAATCCACCAAATGTTTCAAGAGTTTCAGAAATCATATCAGAATATTTAGCATATCTAATTTTATCATGTTCATCAAGTTCAATAGCTAAATTATATTCTGTACTATTTGAAATCCAACCTTGTGATACAGCTTCAATTTCAGTAATTTTATCAATTACTGGAGCACCTAATTCATTAAGAATAGATAACTGATTTTTATTTAATGTAGAACCAGTAAGGCATAGAATAAATTTATATTCTATATTCTTAATAGCTATGAGAGTTTCACCTTGTAATAACTTATGAACTTCATCAAGAATAAGTAAATCAACTTTAATAGGAAGTTTTCGTTCTATTTTAAGTTTATTTACATGATTAATAAGAGTATTACTACTCATTATATCAATCCATTGTTCTTTTGGACAAAATTCAGTAAGATTATCAGCAAGATTTTTAGTAGTTACAGCATTTGGAGCGATAGCCATAATTGTTCGATTAGGATTAGCTTTAACCAGCTTACCAACAATCATAGCAGCTACTCGTGTTTTTCCAAATCTCATTATAAGATTTAGAGTACCTCGACCTTTGGCATCACGCCATTTATTACAAGATATTTCTTGTCTTTCGGACTTATCCATACTCTAATATCTCCAATAAACAGTAGGAACATTTTCACGTTTAAGTCTTTCAATACAATCCATAATATATTGTGTTAGCATTTCACAATTACCGAAGTGCATTTGAAAGAGCATTTCCTTTTGTAATTCCTCTACTGTTTTACCATAACAAATTTCATCAAATTCGTGCATAACACATCAATCACAATCACGCTTTACAATACTACCATCATGACTAATATATCTCCATTGATAACCATAAGCAGTTTTAGAATTACCTTTAGGAGTACAAGCCTTAACAATAGCGTAATAAGCATGTTTAGGATTTGTTTTTTTTAGCTCAATAGTTAGAGCATTAGCAGCGTCTTTAGTAGAAGCATAAGTAGTTATATACTTTCCCTCTCTTGTAAACTTAGCTACACGCAAACCAACTCTGTGATTTTTAACATTGACTGGTTTAATATCAGCTATTACAAGATTATCAACTTCATGATATACAAGGTCACCATTCATATTAGTATTTTATTAAAAAGGTAAATCATCTCCATTTTCTATTGCACGTTTATATTCCTCTTCACTTGAAAAACCATACATACCCCAGATAGTATTGTTAATAGGAATGTCATTAGCAGGATTAATAAACGATACATTGTCATCTTCAAAATCAACTTCAAACAAACCATCTTCTTCAGGACTTTCAATAGGCTCTAAATGTTTATTATTAGACATAGCACCAAATAAATCACCTTGAACCGCAACCATACCAGCAGTTTTCTTATTTTTACCATATAGAATCTTAGCACATTCTTTCTTATAATAACTAAAATCTATATGATAATCATCTTCCTCAACATAATCATTAAAAGGACGAACACTACATTTAGCTACAATTCGATTAATTTTACTTGGTTTATTTTTATCAATTTTTATAATAGTTCCACTACAATATGATACATTAGCAATATAGAAACGATTAGATTTTTGAAGTTCTTCATCGTGAAGTTCACCGTTTACAATACTACGATATATAATATTAAATTTAGCATCAGTCTTTTGACTAATACAATAATCATAAATAGCTTCTTTACTACTATGAATATGATTTTCTATTGTATCAGCATAAGGAACATTATATAAAAGAAATAGGTTAAGAGCTTTTGGAACAACTGGATAAGCATAACCTTTATTAAAAGCAATAGTTTCAATAAAAAGACCTTTACGTTTAATATAAATATCTTCAAGTTCAGCTATTGCTTCTGGAGTTTTATCAATCAATTTATCATAAGCATCTTGAAAACCTTCTTTAACAGCAATATAATTATTTACATCATTACGAAGATACTTTTCATAATTAGTAAATTCAAGTTCAAAATTATTATATTCTTGCCACCAATCACAACAAGCTTTATAATCAGCTTCTTGCTCAGGTTTAATGATACAAACAATACCATCAGTATTAGCAGATATAACTTTAATACCTTTGAGTTCCAGTGCTTCAATAAGCATCAAAAGACAAAGTTGCAGATTTATAGTAACTTTATAAGTACATTTAGGGTCATAAAGATAATCATTTATATCTCTAAATGCACCATACATTCTGTTGATAGCAATCTTAAGACCTTCAGCCTTAATTTTATGACGTTTACTTTCTGCTAATAATTCATGATATTTAGTATTTAATTCTTCAGTATCAACTCGATTTTGATTTTTAGCAATTTGATATTCATTTAATACTTTCTTAGCTTCTTTCATTAATTTACTGCTAAGATGTTTAGCTTCAATTCGACTATCTTTTGTATAACCGACAGTAGCTCTGAAAGGATTTCTTTCGAGATGTTCGGGATAAACATCATAACTAAGAATACCATTAGGATAGAAACTACTAACATCCGCATCACGTAAACTAAATCCATCTGCAATTATTAAACCCGGTTTATCTTGACTATGTAAACCACCTAAAGCCATAGTATATACCGCATCACCAAATTGAAATTCATGCTTAAATTTATCTTCATCTTTTGTACTACCTACAACGATAGTAGATTGTGCAACAGTACGAAGTAAATCATTGAGAATTTTAGTTTGAAATTTAAGTTTAGGACTTAATATACTGGAAACTTTAATCTTCCATCTATCAGTCTTAGTATCCATAAAATCTTTTCTATCAATACCGCTAAATTTCTCATATAGAGATGTAGTAATAGCTTTACCAATAGAACTTCTTGACATATTACGGACATCAATTCCAAACTCTTCAGATATATCTTCTCGTAGTTCAATTTCAGCCTTTTGACTACGTTCCAGTTCTAATGTAATAAGAACATCATTTACATTATAATCACAAATATCATAAATATCTTCTTCTCTAATTTTACAATTATAAGCAATCGGTAGATTCTGAATACGATACCATTTTAAACAAATAGCAACTTGTTTAAGACTGGTATAAGTCTTATCAAGATAAAGAATTTTTTGAATATCATAATCAGTAAAAGGACGTTTATAATATTTCTTGAAATTAAGTAAACGACTATATCCTTTACCAAAATCTACACAAGCGCAACTATGGTCATATAGAATTTGTGTAATATGTTTACCTTCTTTCTTATTAAAACCTTTTACATCAAGATATTTATAATTATTAATAAAAATATCCAACATAATTTTATCATAATTATTACTGTTATAACCAGTAAGAATTTTATGTTGAATAAAGAAATCCATAATAAGTGGCCCATCATTTCTCCACTTACCAGTAGTATAATCAATCCAAATAACAAATTGTTTAGCACCCATTGCTAACAACAATTTAGCCTTTGCTTCTTTCAATTCTTCAAGATTACCTTCTTTACCATTTTTAATAGCAAGACATCTTATATCAACAGCTTTATAAACGTCGATAAGTTTTTGGTCTGCTGTTTTAGGTATAAAAGTAACTTCAAATAGATTAGGGTATATCTCTACATCATATTCATAAGCATTATTCATAATAACACTATTTTATCTGTAATAACGATATTCTTTACATAATTCAGCAAATATGTCACTAATTAAATTAAAAGATTTAACATATTCTGAATAACATTTGTTACGCATAATATAGGCTGGTGAATATATAGGAATTAATATAGCATCATTAAACCTAACTGGTTTATTAACAACAGATGCCATACTTTTATATTTTTCTTCTTTAAGGAACTGATAAACAAATTGTCCAACAGCAACAATAATAGTAGGTTTATATTTCCTAATAGTTGCTATAAAATTTGGATAACAAGTTTCAGCATAATGTTCAGTTGGTTCAGCACAAACACACTGAATAAGAGTTGATTTAATAGTCCAAGCAGTTAGTTTATAATCATTAATGAATTGACTAACTATTTTAGTTGAACGACCATTAAATATAGTTTGAGTTTTATAATCTGTAATAGTTGGTGTATCACCAACAAACATAACAGTACGCCTCAAAGTGGGCGTGCAACCTGCTCCCCCACCGGGTATCCGTCGATTAGCAATAGATAAATAACATCTTTCACAAGCATTACACATAATATTAATACTATTAAAAATATCAGATGAAACAGTCTGATTAATAAGATTATGTTTAATACTTCATAATAACACTTTTGCGAGCACGAGATAGAGCTACATACATAAGTTTATTACGAATATCAATATCATTTTCTCTACGACCAAATCTCGTATTTTGGAAAACAATATCTGTCAAATCTATTGCTACATTATCGAAAGTAGAACCTTGTGTTTTATGAACAGTCATAGAATAACCATAATCTATGTCTTTATTAATCCACTTGGTTCCTTGAATAGTTTCAATACTGAATTTAAGATTTGTTAAAAAACGATTCTTAAACTTATAATAAACATACCAACCATGTTGAACACGATTAGCAGCTCTATTATAAAGATGTGTTAGAATTTCCTTATATTTAAGAAACGAAGCATCTTTTGTATCTACGATAAGAAATGGTTGAGTTATATGACCATCATACATAGATTTAAGATTAACAGCAAATGTTTTAATACCTTCATCACTAATATAAGGTCTAATATCTTCAAGAATATAGTCTTCACTATTTAGAATGATTGGTTCTTTAAATTCATCAACAATAGTATTATAAGATAACACCAAATCGTTAATATGAATTATATCAGCATCTTTACCAACTATACTATTACGAACAATACTATTCCAATCAGAAACAGCTTTATTCGTATAAGCAGTAATTCTAAAATGGTCTATATTCTTATGAAATGTATCTGAATTAAATTCATCAATAAGTCTTTGATTAAACATGGCTCGTGGAATAATTTCATAACCAATTCCATCTTGTATATTAGACCTATTTCGAACTATATAATTCAGAAAAGTATTTGTTTGATTTTTAATATCATCTCTTAAAAGACTAAACAATTCAAGAAGGGGATTACCTTCTTCTTGTCGTACAATATCAGTAAGAACAACTTTATTCTTAACAGTAGCAAATGTTAAAGATATTTTTTCATTTACAGGTGGTAACTGAAGAGGATCACCAACATAAAGAATCTTAACATTATAAGTAGTAGCACGATTTCGATTAAGTTGAAATAAATCCTTATTAATCATAGAACATTCATCAATCACAACAAGATTATAATTTTGTATCTTGCTTGGATTAAGAGGGTCAAATTGAGGATTCTCAATATCAAAATTCTGTAAATCAATATTAGGTTTAAGACCATGCAAACTATGCAAAGTCATACCTTTTCTACCTACTTGAGATTCAAGAACTCGAAGAGCTTTGTGTGTAGGAGCCGTAATAGTATAAGATTTATTAACAATATTCTCAAGAAAATACCTAAGAATAAAAGTTTTTCCGCTCCCAGCTACGCCTTCAAGTGTACATTCAAGTTCATTACTAAAATACCAATCAGACAGCTTGTCGATAGCCTGCTGTTGCCCCGGATATAGTTGCGAATAATCGCCCGTGGCGGCCTGTTTTGGCCTCGCTGACGGCTTATTTTTGTTTGCCTTAATACTTGTAAGGTCTTTCAATTTATCTGCGTCCATATCGGCTAAAATGCAGTGTTTTGGATATACTCAAATGCCTTACTAATAAGGGTTTCATAATGATTATTACTTATTTTATAAGTTTCAGGGGTAGGACAAACAAATATTACATCTTGTTTGTCAGTAGTTCGATTAACATAAGCTCTAACACCCATAACATTAGGAGTTGTAATCATAACAATATCGTAGTTCTGTAACAAAAACTCGAATATTATTATGAATTGCAGCGATAGGTCTAACTTTGTAAAAAAGTATCCGGGGTCATATCCTCGTTTCTTCAAATATTGAAGTAATTCCGGCATGACCACCGAATACTCTTTAATTGCGTCGAGAAGCATAATATTTTGGACTTAATCTTTTGAAAACTTTTTCGTTTCGATTATTAATACGTTCCATATCAAGTTTTCCTACTCCATTTTCAAGAGTAATCCAAATCTTCATTTTAGGAACAATAAGTTGCCAATACTTTTTCAAGTTTTCAATATCAGCTTCAGCAGCACTAAAAGGACGAATCGTAAACCAATCCCAATGCTCATTATCAGGTGTACTAAATGCAAATGTAGCTTTCTGATAATCTTCATTTGTTATATCAATAGGATAACGTTCATTATCGACAATTCCATAAAACTTATTATCATAAAAAAACACCTCACACTTTATAGCATGAGGTGTCATATTTGAAGTTTTACTTCTTGTTCGATTAGTTGAATCTCTATTGATATTAGCTTTCTTTACAGGAACAAGTCCTTTAAGTTTACTAAAATCCATTTACCGACCACAACGAGAACATAAAGTATGAAGCATCTGTATAGTATTGTCATTATGAAGTTTTGTAAAATCTTCACGTTTGCACTTAACAACAGTACCACTGGTATTAAGTTTAATTTGGAACCAATGAGAATCTTTATCAAACTTCGTAACAACACCAACTCTATCATCACGAGAATAAAGTTGATATCTATCTACAACAGAAAGACTTGAAATCTCAACAACTTCATCAACAACAGTACGAGTAAGAATAGTTTCAAATGCACCTTCATATCTGACTTTTACACCAGCGAACAGTGCATCACGAAGTGTTTTATATTTTCTATCCTCTTCGGGAACATCATCTCCATAAGGAATTGTATCATACAAACCGCGAATAATTCCACTGAAATCACTATGAATAATCGAATAAGTTTTTGTAATAACTTTATCCTCTTGTTCAGTAGTAACTTCACCGATAAGTTTTGCAACTTTCTTAGAAGCATCAGCGATAGATAATACTTTACCATTATCAAGATAAACTTCGCTACGTTGAGGTACAACCTTTTTAACAGTAGAAAATTCACCTTCGTCAAGAATAAAGTATCCAGCACGAGGTTTAGTTTCAATAGTAATAACTTTTAAGTCAAATGTCATAGCACTTATGAAATTTTAATTTGTTTAACTTTTACTTCCATTTCTAATTGTCTTTCTACTTTATCTTTACAAAGTTGAGCTAAATAATTAACATTATCATTGTAAAGAACAGTATCACGTTTTAGGGCTACTTCAAGACTATCGGTAATAGATTTACCACAATAATCTATTTCGTATTCAACTTTAACCCTAACTATATGTGTAGCAGGAGTTAATTGACTTTCTAATATCCAATAATTCTTAGTACCAATTTTAACTAATACTTTAAGTTCACTGGATGAATTATCAACATCAATAACACGACCATATCTACCTTTACTGGTTACGACTTGTTGGCCTACGTTTATCATTCTTCTTATTATAATTTTGATTGTTATCTTCTCGAAGATTTCTATTAGGTTTAGACCTTCTCTTATCTCCGTTATCTTTCGGATTAAGATATTTGTCTATCTGATTAGCATTGAGTTTAGGCATAAACTATTTACGACTAATAAAAGTTAAACAATCATTTGTCTGATATACACTTTCTGTAATCATAGTTTTAGTCTTATCACATTCATAATAAGTCTTTCGTTCAGTTCGTGACTTATACGAAGTTTTACTTTTACAATACTTACAAGCTCTACAACTATGAACTTGTATAATAGGTTGCTTACTCATACCATAATGTTAGATAGTTTTAATTTGTATTTAATTAAGAGTTAATTTAGTAGCAATTTAAGTCGGCTTCGCTGCTGGGCTTCGCCCAGCGCTTCGCTACCCGGTGGGAGAGTGGGTTGGACGCCCACTTGTCGCGCGTGTTTCGTCATTATTAAAAAGACAAGAACGAGGAATACTCTCGTTTCTTGTTCGTTGCTCGTCAGCACTAACAACAGCATTACTAAATGAACGTGTTGAAACTCACATAATATTATTCCGCTTGGCGCCAGCGTTAGCCTTATGAGTATCCATAAGTACTGTCACATTTTTAACTCACAGATTTTTGACAGTTTTGTCTGCAAGATTGTGTACTCGGATTGGTACACTCGCGTCCATCATTTGGACACTTGTAGCGAGAGCGGGAATCGAACCCGCAAGGTCATTACTGACCAAAGGATTTTAAGTCCTTCGTGTTTGCCTATTTCACCATCTCGCCTTAAACCACCACGATTAATAGTTCGTAGTCAACTATATTAGAGAAGAGTTACAGAATGAATCTCAACATCAACAACGTTACTACCAGATGTTTTGATAAGTTCTTTAACTTTATCCGTAGCTATTTGTTCAATCAGATTATGTTTTTCACCATTCTCTGACCTATGAAACAAAATAGTAGGTTTAATTTCAGTTACGATTTTAAGTGTGCCCCAACTGGAATAATTATTTCCAGCACCAGAACCAACTGTAAATCTAAACTTAATTGCTACTCTGCAAGTGTTTTGTGTCTGTTCCATAGTTTTACTTTTTGTTAGATTATTACTTTTAGTCTTTCGATGAATTTTAGTTTGGCTTTTAATCTCAACAGATAGTTAATTCACACTTGAATCTTTTGTAGGAGTAATAGCTTTAACAACTATTTGTCTATCAAGTTCAGCATCTGCTAATGTTTTAGCTATAATAGGAATTGAAACTCCATTAGCATACATGATTGTAAAATAATACGGATACAATTTAGCATGAGGATTGTTGTCATTAGCCATAAGAACTTTACTAACAACAATAATTGGAAGAGCAAAATCATTAGCTAAAACAGTTCCAGAAGGTAGAGTGATTAAAGTCATAATATTATATATTAGATTAGAATTTACATGAAAAAGAGTACCACTATTATCACAACAGAAGTACTCCGAGATGTCCATTTCAAAACATCAACATTTGGAACACAACAATCCCAATGTGAGCCGTGTGTAGGATTCGAACCTACAACCTGCTGATTACAAGTCAGCTGCTCTACCATTAAAGCTAACACGGCGTAATTATAGATAATCAGCTGGACTTACACCAGCCTAAAATACAGTTAAGCCTCGACTTACTGCATCACCAACCAATCCATTGGGTGCATTTATATCTCTGCCATGATTATCTATAATAGTTGAAGTGACGGGAGTCGAACCCATAATTACAGAACCAAAATCTGCTGTGTTACCATTACACTACACTTCAAGCAAACAAGTTGTAAAAATAGTAGTTTAATACTGGATTGCCTATCGAGGATTTCTACTCATTACATATTTTATTATGATAATGTATTTACAACTTGTTGTATTAATTTGTTACTTATTATTTTTGTGAATAAGCGTTACACGATATACCGGCCGACATTTATTACGTTCATCACCACCGACTACGATAGTTTGAACATGACTGATTTTGCGACCTTTTCCCATTTTACCAACTTTATTATTTTCGTTAGCACGAGTAATAATGTAAGGCATAGTTCTTGTGTTTGTTTGTTTATTATTTATGATTCAAATATAATAATTATATATGGTATGACCAAACAAATCTTAAAATTTATTTTGCATCATCATATATAATAGTGAGTGAACCATCGGATTCCTCACGAGCTTTAATTTTATTAATAACTTGATTAATGACAATAGTTGCAATAGCCATTTTGTCTTTTTCCAATGTTATAGGACAATAATCAATTAGTTTACGATAAATATATTCAATTTGTTTCTTAAATATACTTGTAACTTCAGGTTCAAATCTATGAATATTATCGTAAGCCTTTTGATTAATAACAAATAGGATATACAACTGTTTATCATCAAAAGCAAGTCTATCTTCGATTTCTTTAACAACATCCAAAACCATTTGACCAGCATCTTGCTGACTTGTTTTGAAACAATTAATATTATCACAATTAATTCTATCGAGAACTTCTCGAACGATATTATAATAATACTTGGTTGAATGTCGATAATGTTTACCAAAGATATTAACAACTTCTTCAAGAGCAAAGAACATAATATAACAATATATCATCGTCAGATTTGTCATCAGAATAATATCATTATATATGCCTCGTTTCTTAAAATCTTTTTCTTGTTCAGCAGTCACATTTGGTTAATTTGATTTTTTAACAGCTCTGATAACACTAATCAAACAAATTATTACAACAATCATAATTAAAATAACACTACCAGTATCTTCCATACGAGCTTGACTTTTCTGTTTAATTAGATTATCGTAATATTCTGAACTTAAATTAGGATTAATAGTTCCAACACCTAATTCTTTTTCATATTTAGAAATATCGAATTTTCTTACAGCAGATAATGCTGCACCTCGTGCGTGTTCAGGTTCTACACTTGGAAATACTATATTAGCACCAACACCTTCAGGAGCATTTTCGACACGAACCATTGTTGGATTAGGGTCTTCGAACTGAATAACACAATCTTCTAAATTTGGCATATTTTACATGACATAAATAACAATTCGAGTAATATACACTTGTCTTTCAGTAGGTTCAGTTTCAGTTTTAAGAATATATTCTTTTCGACGAACTACATATCGAACATTATTAATTTCGATATAATCGTCACGACTAACATTGATATCACCTTGTATAGGTAAATTAATAATAGTACCTTTTGTTTCAGATATAATTTCACATAACATAGTTTAATCTTATTTTGAATTAGGATTGTAAGGTTTAATCATAATTGCTATTCTGCTATGATGATGATATGTAGAAATAACAGTTTCTACAATAGTTTCATGACGAATAGCAACGATTTGAAATAAACCAGTTAATGAAATATCGTGTTCTATATTATTTATAATATCTCTACTATACTGGTCAAGTTCTTTCTTTATATAAGTAGTTTCAAGGTCTACAATATCATTTTCATGATAAGGATTAGAATCAATGTTAAATTCTTCAGTTGTAGCATTATTATCTACACGAACAAAGATAGCTTTCATATTAACAATAGTATTAGTGCGACAAGTGGGCGTGCAACCTCCTCTCCCACCGGGGAGCGGAGCGGCTGGGCGTAGCCCAGCTGCGTAGCCCTCTCCAGTTGCAACTTATTTTTTATTAGCTTTTCTGTAAGCATCACGAAATTCTCGAACAGTATCAGCGAACGATTTACGATAAATACGCCGACGTTCTTTACAATAGTAAACGACTTGTGCGATACCGTTTACTTCTTTAACAGATACAATTAGTTTAGCAGTCATATGATTAACAGTTTATACTCCAATAGCAATACCAGTTAGGAAAGCTAATGAAATAATTATATAAATAATACCAGTGAGAGTTTTTGATTCATCACCGTCAATACATTTGCAAAAACCTATTAGACCTATTAAACTCCAAAAGACTATTGCTATTATTTTCCATATCATAAATTAATACTGATTATGAATCATTGTATCAATTTTACAAGTATTTTCAAGATAATCAAGATATTTATGATATGAACTTTCACTTGTAAAACGATAAGAATACTGATTGTGGTCTGTTTTAATATCAACAAGATGTCCATTATCATCTAAATAAATAGACTCAATAGAATACTTATTAATATAAACATCCCCCAAACATACAAAACCATCTTGAATATCATCATTAATAACCTTATCAACTGCTCTATCTTTGGCCTTATTATAGGTATAAGTAATAGCGGAAATAATAAAGCAAATGATAATACAAATGCAAGGAAGAAAAAACATACTGTTCGACATAATTGAATTATTGTTAAAATTTATAATGTAAAATGTGCTATAACTTGACCAATCAATAAGAATAATAGTACGAGAGATACTATTTTAATATTTTTATTTACTGATTTGAATGTTGATAGTTCTTGTTGAAGTTTACCAATGTAAGATGTTTGTCTTTCAAGTCGGTCATTTAATTCTTCATTACGAGATATGAGAGCTTGTACTTTTTCTGATATTTCACGAGCTTGTTCTGTTGCTTCTTCAATAGTTTTAGATTTTCGTAAACTAAGAAGTCTTACTTCTGCATATTGAAGAATAAATTCTCGTGATGTTGTACCTAATGCAGATGTTTCTATCGAACTAAGTATATCATAAATATCTTCGATAGTTAATGTAGGAAATTTCTTATGTAATGCCATCATATCAGGCATTGTAATACTACCCATACCTGCAACGATTGTACGTTCTAATGCAGATATTTTTCGTTTAGGAGATTCTGTTGTGTTCATAGTTGATTAAATTAATGAAATGAGATATTTTACAAGTAATACAACCCAATATCCTCCAAATAAGAATATTAGAAATGATGCTTGTAGTTTTTCTGTTAATGTAAATTCTGGTTCACCAGTTATGTCTACTGAATTTCCTACTGTTAATTTAACAAACAAATAGGAAATAATAAATCCAATGATAGCACAAGTCATGATAATGATAGATGTTTTAGTATGATTATTATGAATGAATAAACTACAATTCTAAATACAGATGTTTGTATTTTATCTCTTATTGATATTATAGCAGAATGTACATCTACACCTTGTAATGTATGAATTAATGCTTTACGTTTCAAATCTATTATAGCATTAATTCTTACTATAATTCTTAAAATTTGATACGAAATTAGTATTAAACAAATTACTTGAAAAATTAACATATTTAATAATTAAAATCTTATTACAAATGATGATATTATTATTCTTGTAAATTGAAATAATGATAATAAATGTAAAAATAAAGAAATAATTATTTCAATTTTTATTACAATTACTATCGCAATTTCAATAGAAAGAAATAATGATAATATTACTATAAATGATTGTATAATTAAGAATTTGTAATTGATGTAAATGATAAAGATTGAAAAAGAGTAAAAATTATTACAAATTCTATTACAATAATTATAGCAATTTCAATGAGAAATATTATAAATGTTCTTAATTGAAAAGATAATGAAAATGTTAAAGATAAAAGAAAAGAAAATATTATTACAGTTATTATTGAAAATGATAAAATAAATATTACTGTTAAAAATGATACAAAATTATTAAGAACAATGATTGGAAATTAAATTGAGACTGTTAATAAAAATAAAGATATAAAAAATAATAAAAATATTAAAGGAATTAATAATGAGAAATTGATAAGAACAATTATAGGTATTTTTAATTGAAAAGATGATAGAAATATTATAGGTAAAAATATTAAGAAATATTAAAGAATAATTATAACAAATGATAATGAAAATCAGAAAGATAAATAAATTGAAAATATTAATATAAAAATTGATAATAAAAAGAATATAAAATATTAAAGAACAATTATAAAGAGATTATTTGCTTAAAATTAGAGATTCTGATAGTGAAAATAATAAAGATAAAAGTGGAGATAATACCTCCGCAACTAATCACGCTTTTCTTATTAAATTTTGTCTTACAATTTCATTTACTCCTTCTATATCATTTCTTATATCATTTTGTATTAAATTTTCTAATAAAATCATTCGTGTTTCAGATGTTCCTACTACTTCTTTAATTTCTCTTAATTCTCGTATTAAAATTCGAAATTCTTTTTCTCTTTCTTTTTGTAGATTTACAAAATGCGTAATAATAAATCCCGTAATTGTGATAATTAATAGCGCAGCATAAACCGAAATTAATATCGCTTGTGGAATAGTAAATCCTATTTGTTCTAATGATAAACCGAATATAGCTAATGATTCAATTAGAACTAATGCTATAAATCCTAACCATTTCATAGTTTTAATAGTGTTGGTCGTAATGAAACTTAAAGTGTTGGTCGTAATGAAACTTGTAATTTACGAAAAGAATGACGAACATCATTACGACGTTCGCCATCCTTAACGTTATCGGTTTAGTGTGCTACCGGAAGAGATAACAGCGTATTTCTGTCCTCTTCGTTAGCCATATTCGGAACACGTCCGAACATTAGACGGAAAGTTTCAACACGATATGCCATATCACCGGCAGCGTTCGCGGCTCCGTTGATACGATTAATCGCGGCACTTTTGAAATCCGTATCTTTGTACTCTTTTCCGATTGCTTCAACAATCATAGTTCCGGTAGTACGATAGGGAACAAGTTCGCCCGCCTTATACTCTTTGCCGTCCACCGTTACGGCCTTTTTGGTTTTGTAGCCCCATTCGCCCGGCTCTCCTTTCGGGATTACCCGCAACGTCATTTCGTAATACTTGGGCGGATTTGCGAGCGTGTTTAACTCCTCTACCATATTTCCGGTATTATCACGTTCGGCACTTTCCTCGTTAATACACAAACACGAGAAACCGAACATTTTTGCCCTACTTTCGGTAATACTTAACGGTGTATCAAGTTTCGCACCACTTTCGGCATCAAATGCGCGCAGAAATACGACATTGTCGGTATTCTCTTTACCATTAATTGCCAGCGGTTTAGTTTTACCACTAATGCGAACAACTTTAACAACGGTTTCGGTTGCTTCTTTGATTTGCTTTGCCATAGTTGAATAATGTTTAGTTAGACTATTCAGGAAACGTTTATTTTTTTCTTTCCTGCAATCTCAAGCGGGGGGCTTCGCAAACCCTTGAATGGACGGGGCAGTTTCATTAGGTACTTCCTCAATATAAACATTTATATTATTTTCAATACTCATAATAAAACTCACACATTCGTCATTAAAATTATCTATAAAATCCCCTTTATCTATCATTATAAAATTACTAAAATATATAAAATATTTATCTTTATCATCATTATTTGTATAAATACTTTTATAATCATTAATATTTTTATTATTTCTATCTTGAAAATAATCATTAAAATCATTTTGAAATTTATAACAAATACTTATATTATTTTCTATACCTGTAAAAAGACTTACAATAATATTACTAAAATTATCCTTAAAACTTATTCTTTTATCTTTACAAAAACTATGAAAATCTTTAACATTCTCATCTTTATTTTTATTATTTATAAAAACACTTGCAATAATATCCGAATTATTATTAAATTTATCATCATCGTTTTCATTAAAAGAGTTATTAAAATTATCTTAAAAATCCGTAATAAAATTAACTTTTATTTCTTTATCATTATTAATATCTAAAATAGTAGGTATAACATTAAAATTTTTATTATTATTTTTATTAAAATTTCCATTATTATTTCTCTTAATTTTTATATCATCATTAAAATTACCAAAATTTTTATTTGTAAAATCATTAACATCTTTATTATTTTCATTATCATTTTCCTTAATTTTTGAATTAATTTTTAATGTAATTTCAATATTACTTGTAATTTGACCTGTAAGATTACCTGTAAAATGACCTCTATCTTCACTAAAATCTACAATTTTTGCATCATTATTTTCCGTAATTTTTGAATGAATTTTTGAATTAATTGACCATATACCTATATATAGTAATAATATTACAAGTAATATTATTACAAATAATGAATATATAATATATATACAAATTCCAACTCGTAATTCAGAAACTATATCAAATAATCACGTAATTAATAACGAATTTAATAACGAAAAAATTAGTTCAAAAATTAGTAATTTTAGTAGTGCAATTGGTCAAGATACTAATGTCGCCAAAATTGATTCTTTTGGTGGAAAAACTGGTGATGCAAAAAGTGATAAACTTTGAAGAGCTTTTAATAAGGATTTTATTAGTTTTAACTTGTGTACTCCCGGTGGGGGAGCAGGTTGGACGCCCACTCGTGAGGTCTTTTAATCGCTAATACTGTAATTACTATTAGACTTATTGATAATTCTACTTCTGATAGTGATAATTTTATTAATTCAGTTTGAAATTTATTTAGATTTGTTTGCATGGGATAAGATTATATTATATATTTGTACTCGTAGTTATAATAATGTAAATCCTAAACAAAGTAAAACTATGGAAACAAAAATTGCATTTAATCCTCGTGGTAACAAAGTTCTTCTTCGTGCAGATTTTGAAGTATCTACTCTTAATATTCTTAATAACGAGGAGATTAATAAGATTCCAGCTAAGGCTTATACGGTTATGGCTATTGCCGAAAATGTTAAAGGTCTTAACATTGGAGATAAAGTAAAACTGGAAAACGGTTGTATTCCTACTCTTATTCAAATGCCGGGCGATACTCAAACACTTGCTGCTAAACAGAAAGTTCACCGTGAAGGTAAATCTATTATTGGTGTTGGAACTGTTAAGTTTAGTGAGTTTGTTCTTGTAGATGAATATTCTATCGTAGGTGTTTGGATTGAATCTCCTGCCGTTAATAATTAAACTATGCTTAATCCTTTTGTTTATGATAAGTTAGTTCCTTTCGTAGATGAACGTATTGAAAAACATCTTAAACCATATGTTCTTCGACGACCTGCTTCTTATAAACGAAGTGTTGCAGCTTGGGAAAAGTTAAGACCTGACCAAAAGGCGAAAGTATTAGAGTTACTGGAAAGAACACAAAAGGATAGTGTTGCCAAAGCTATGATGCGAGGAGATGAAGTTGTTAGTGTTCCTCGTGTTGGTAGATTTGAATATAGTCCAGCTAAGTTCTTTAAGAAAACTCATGCTGAGGAACTTGAAGGTTTAAGTCGAGAGGAACGTAAAGCAAAGATTATTGCTTATCATATTGCTAATCGTCGTAGACGTAGAACTGCCGAAGAAGATGGGAAGAAAATGCGTTTCAGAAAAGATTTTACCAAAGGGTAGAATACTGTACTTTAATGAAGAGGAACATAAGTACACAGATGATTTAGGTAATGGTTACATATCTGTTACTACTCTTATTGGTAAATATACACAAGAATTTAAGAAAGAAGAAATTGCCGCAGCGTGTGAACGTATAGGTAAGAATCCTCGACATCCAAAATATCAAAAATATAAAGGTAAAACTAAGAAACAAATTCTTTGGGAATGGGAACAAGAAACTATTAAGGCTTGTGATAAAGGAACGAAGAAACATAATTACCTTGAAACTGCTATTAAGACTTGCAATGGATATAAGCTGAACGCTAATGGTTTTATCAATGATAGAATCTATACGATAGATGATATTGTTGGTAGTCATAAATACGGTAAACTTAATCTTGAATATTTTGTTAAGACTGGTATTCGAGAGAAGTATCCTGATATATTTAGTCTGATTGCTGCTCTTGTTACGAAAGGTTATCATATCTACGCTGAGATTGGTGTTTATGATAGTCAAAATCTTGTTTCCGGTCTTATTGATATTCTCTTAATTCGTGATAAGGAATTTATTATTTTAGACTGGAAAACTAATAAGGCTCCAATTAGATTTGAAAGTGGTTATTATGATAAGAAACTTGATGGTACACTTGACCTCAATAATTTTATTTATAAAGAGGAATATTTCGGTGCACCACTTGACCACCTCGCTGATAGTATAGGTAATCATTATGCAATGCAACTTTCTACTTATGCTAATCTTGTTGAGAGCTGGGGTTATAAAAATGTAGGAATTATTCTCTGTCATATTAGAACTATTCAGAATCAATTTCAAGACGAAAATGAAGAAGATGAGGAAGTCGTAGAAATGTATGATATTCCTTATCTTAAAAATGAAGTCGGAATGATGATTGCTGATTATTCAAGTAAACATATTTATAAAACTGCTAAAACACTTTTTTAAGCTATGAAAACTATTAAGATTTATTATATAGATACTCGTGGTAAACTTGCAGTAAATCTTATTAGGATTTTTAATAGTAATTATCGTGGGCAACTATAAAATTTAGTTTGGGCGATAGAAGTGTTATAAGTGATGATGCAAATGGTGTCGCCAGTGGGCGTCCAACCCACTCCCCCACCGGGTGAGGGTGCGGAGCACCCGAAAGGCCGAGCGGAGCGAGGCCCACACAAGTTACAAAAAGTATTACAAATATGAAAGCAACAAAGGAATCAAAATATAACGCATTATTTAATAAACTTATTGGTGTAAATGATTTACCAAATAGACTTATTGGAATTGCGAAAGATTTAGAATATCCTATATTTAGGAAAAATGATAGTTATCCTATTAATCTTAATATTTGGGGTATTCGTTCTAAAAGTAGCTGTACTAAACATTATAATGATGTTATTGTAATGTTTTATGAACGAGATTTTAATATATGGGAATGTATGGTTTTTGAAGCTACTACTGACCCAAGTAATCTAAATCTTGAAACCCCTGTTAATAATAAAGGTTGTGCAGTTCTTCGAGAAGGTGTACACAAAGCTCTTTGGAAAATAGGTAAACATAAAGGACAATATAAAGCACTTGTTCAAGCTAATCCTTGTCAAGTAATTCGTGACAATAATCGAGATGACAAAATTGATATTACCGATAATACTGACTTTGGTATGTTTGGTATTAATTTACATAGGGCGTCAAGCTGGAAAGTAAGTGATGAGATTGGTCTTTATTCTGCTGGTTGTCAAGTTATCAAAGATGTAAATCAATGGAATGATATTATTATTCCTTTGTTTGATAAGGCAATCGGTAAAGGAACTCAATCTTATGTTCTTATTAATGAAATGGATTTAGATTTGTAAGTTATGAAAGATACTGTTCGATATATATTTTATATTGTTTTGATTCTTGCGATTGGTATTGGAGCTACTTATTTAGGTAGACATATTAATCGTAAGTTTTTAGGCATTGAGAAACATGATGAAACTATTAAATCTTTAAGAGATAGTCTTAATAGTTTCATTGAAAAATATGATAGGATTATTAATGAACAACAGTTTGTTATTGATAGTCTTAGAGGAATTAAACAAAAAACTATTACTATTTATGAGAAAGCTGAAAGTGATTTTAATGATAGTAATATCATTAGTGATGATTCCGTTCTCCGCTATATCGCAAAAAAGATACAAGATTGATGGCGATACGGTTATTGTTTTTACTCCGAAAGAAACTCGTAAGTTAGCTATAAAACTTCTTGAAGGTGAAAAATATGAAAAACTTTATCTTACTGCCAATGAAATTCAAAAGGTACAAGATAGCGTTATATCCTTCCAGTCTTATCATATTGCTATTCGTGATAGTCTTTTGGTTGTTTCTTTTGGTGGCCTTGATTCACTCAATAGTAAACTAATTGATTATCAAGAAAGATATTTAGCTGAACGAAAAAAGAAACGTAGAAATGGTTGGATTGCAGCTGGTTCTATTGCTTTGAACGCTGTATTAATATTTGTGTCAAGTCGATGAGTAAAATTAAAAATTATATTCCTAAGAGTTGTGTATTAGCTGGTGTTGATATTCTAACTGTTATTACAGAGAATAAACAAAACGCTGGAAATCTTGGTAAATCTTCTATTGCTAATGGTGTGATTCAATTACAATCATTAGATTATGGAATTGAGGTTTCTAATACACAAATGCAGAATACATATTTTCACGAACTTATTCATCAAATGCTTAATAGTATTGGTGAATTAGAATTGAGTGAAAATGAAAAGTTTGTTCAGAATATGGGAAATATGATGTTTGAGTTTCTTCGTACTGCTGATTGGATTAGGTTAGAAGAGTTCAAACATAATAAGTTTTCTGATGCAGATAGTAATGCACCTTTTATTCAAGAAGGTATTGCTGAAATAAAATAATGTATGGTACATGGATTTAAGATAGAAAATGATAAACTAATTCTTGATGTAGAAGAAATACTTCAATATCCTTTACTTCAACAGATATATGCTCGTGATGATAGTAAAGATAAATCTTTTGCAGAAAAAGAATTTAGATTTATACTATATTTATCCGATAGAAAAGGTTATGTAACGAAAGCAGGACTTACTAAAAAAGAGGCTTATGCTTATGCTAAGTCTAATGCTGGTTTAGATGAATCTTATCTACCGGATAAAGTTGTTTTATCTGCTATTGAATTTGTAAAATCAAATCTTAATATTACAGCTGTTGAAGATTTAATTAATTCTACTATTAAATCTTTGAATCTTTCAAGTAAGTTAGTTCGTACATTAACTGATGGTATAGAAGATTTAATGTCGAAAGAACTTGAAATGAAAGATTTAGCTCTTTGTGAAGATACTCTTAAACAAATTATTAAAATTGCTAATGAAATTCCTGCACGAGTTGAAAGTCTCACTGAACTTAATGATAAGTGGGATAAGATTGAAAAAGGTGTAACGTCAATTCGTGGTGGAGCTGAATATAGAGATAGCTATGACGGAACAAATGATAGAGCATCTAATGCTCCTAACGAAACAGAAACATTATCGTAAAGACAATCGTTATGGTTATGAAACTGGTCGAAGTCCGTTTATAGATTACATACTTGAAGATAAAGAAAGTTACAAACCTTTATCTTCAAGTATTTGTCGTTTTACTGGTAAACCTTGGATTGACAGAGATAACGATTTTCTTATAGGTGAAAGTGGTGGTGTACTTATGAAGATAGACTTTATCTTCGTAGGTACTGAAATATTTAGTCGTGTTGCAGACTTTTATGAGAAACATGGATGTTATTGTCTTGAACCTGATGATAGTCCTAATGCCATAAAGTTTTGGCAACGTGAAATGGATAGACGAGTTAAAGGTGTTCAAGCATATTGTAAATTATACATTAAAGATATTCCTGCTTATTTAGCAGCTAAATCTGATGCTGAACGTAAGGCTTTACTTCATAAAGTTCGTATAACTGGTGACCATTATAATTATCTTAATTATGGTCGTATAGACCGTGCTCCTAACGAAAAAGAACGAAAACAATTAGATAGAGAAGGTCTTTTCAAAGTTCATACAGTTGCTGGATTTCCTCGTTTTTGGGATGGGGATTATTGGAATTTCAAAATTGATGAATTAATTGCTAATAATAGTTGCAATTTATGTAAAGCAAAAGCTCGTCGTAAAGGATTTTCATATAAACGAGGTAGTCAAGCAGCTAATACATTAAATGCTAATAAGAATGTAACTGTTATTCTTGCTGCTGATACATTAGATTATTTAACTGTTAAAGATGCTACATCTTATATGGTTAAAGTTAATCTCGATTGGTATGAAAATCATACTTATTGGAAACGAGGTTATTTAAGTGAGAATTTCGATAAAGGTATTGAACTTGGATATAAAAAGACTAAAGAAGGTCAAAAGGCTTTTGGATTTCGTAGCAAACTTTTAAGTGTTGCTATTGGTAGAAATGAAAGTGCAGCTGTTGGTAAAAAGGCTATCGAAATAGATTTTGAAGAAGCTGGTCGTTGTCCAAATCTTCAAAAAGCGTTAGATGTAATGTTATCTAATGCGGAATCTGGTGCTGAAAGAATTGGTACTATTCGGGTTTATGGTACCGGTGGTACAAAAGGTGCTAACTGGGAAGCATTTGGTAACTGTTTTTATAATCCCGGAAAGAATGATATGCTTCCTATGGAAAATATCTGGGATGCTAATAGTAGACATGCTGTTTGTGGTTTCTTTTTTCCGCAGATATGGGATTATGAACCTTTTGTAGAAGATGGTAATTCTTTACTGTTTGCTTCTTGGAAGGATGATTATGATAAGAAACGTGGTGCAGAAAAAGAGAAAGATGCTGGTGAATATAATATTTATGTAGGTCAACGTGCTAATAGTCCTAATGAGGCATTTACGAACACACAAGAGAACATTTTTCACAGTCCGGAACTTACTAATCATATTAATGCTATTAAATATGATAAGTCTAATCATTTTTATGAAGATGGTTGGTATATACTTGATGATGGACGTGTTAGATTTGTTACTAAACAAGAATGTATTGAACGAGCTATATTTGGTTCCGATAGATTCCATGAATATATAACTGATGTACCTCATAATTCAAAGACTGATGTTCATGGTTGTATAAGAGAGTTCTATTCTCCTATTCCAAATGATGGTAGTCTTTATTTTATTTCTTATGACCCATATCGTGTAGATAAAAATAAAGAAGAAGTTAGTACAAAAAATTCACTTGCAAGTTTTCAAGTGTGGATGCGTACTAATAGTAAAACTCCTTACATGGGTAAACGGCTTGTTGCTTCTTATTGTGGCCGTCTTGATACTATGGAAGCTGTCGATAAACTTGTTCTTTATGCTTGTTTACGTTGGAATTGTAAAGTTCTTTACGAGGCTGGTACTGGTGAACTTGTTACTAATTTCAAGAAATGGGGTTATAGAGATAAGTTGCTAAAAGACCCAAGTAGTTATATTAATCGTAGTGTTGATGGCCCTCGTATTACTGGTTATGGTATTGTCATTGGTGATGGCGATATTAAGTTAGAAGGTATGCGCATGGTGCGGGATTTCTTATACGAAATTGTCGGAAAAACGTCCGACGATACACCAATATATAGATTTAATCAAATTTATGATATAAGTTTCTTATTAGAGTTGGATAGATTTATATTTGGGCGTAATGCAGACCGATTAAGTTCGGCTATTGTTGCAATGTTTGAATTTCGTAAAGATTCCCTTTTACTTGAACGAGAAGCTAACTCGAAAAGTAAAACTAATAACACTGGTCGTAAAGTTAATAGATTCCTAAAATGAGTGAACGTGATTTAAGAGCAACTCCACTTGTTATGCCTGACCAGCGTGCAAGTACTGCTACAAAACAAACGAAAGCTTGGTACATTCCTAATTGTAATTATTGGATTAATCTTGCTATTGGTCAGAATGATAAAACTGTTACGCAGAAATTTCTTGATGCTGCTAATGGTTTAGTAGACCCTAAGACTTATGAATATGTTCTTCGGAATTATATTGATAAGGTTGGTGAGAAAGCTGTCATGTATGGTGAAATACGTGATGTAGATTTTCTTACTCCTATTAAAGAACGATATATGGGAGAATTTATTAACATGTTCTCTAATTATCAAGTATTTAATAATGATCCTTCTGTAACTCTTGCTCGCAATAAAGTTCTTGCTGATAAAGTAATGGCTTATTGTAATCAAGAGATTATTAATCGTCTTAATGAAGCGGGATTTAATACTGGTCAAAAGACAATTAAACAAGGTGAACTTAACGATATTATTGAAGAAGTTCTTAACGATTGGATTGATGATGTAACTATTACAACTCAAAAACGTCTTGAACTTATCAATACTATTGTTGAAGCAAAAGACAAATATCAACAATGCTATTTCTATTGGTGGGCTTGTGAAGAGGTTTATACTTATCGAGAAGTTTATAAAGGTGATGTTTATCTTCAAGTAATATCTCCTCTCGAATATTATCGTATTGAAAGTGGTCAACGATATATTGAAGATGATGATGCAGGACTTCGTGTCTATCGAATGACTATTCCTCAAATCATTGATAGATTCCGTGATGAACTTACAGATGCAGAAATGAATTATCTTAAAGATATTTATACTGTATCTCCTAAATATGATGCTCCTGATGGTATAGTTCAAATCTTCAATAAAACAGATTTTGCTGAACGTAAAGCTATCTTACATACTAACGCAGAAGCACTTCGTAGTGAAGCTCGATTGTATGGTAAAGAAATTGATATTTATCATTATGTTTGGAAAACTGAAATTAAACAAGGTATTCTTAAACATCGAGATTTATTAGGAAATGTTGTAGAAAGTGTTGTAGATGAGGATTATGAATTTGATGCTTCTACTGGTGATATTGAAATTGAATGGGAATGGATAAATCAAGTTTGGGAAGGTTGGCGTATAGGTGGTTGTCATAGTGGTATTTATATTAAGCCGCGACCTATCGAAGTTCAACGTGAAAGATTTAACAATTATAGTGATTGTAAATTACCTTATAATGGTATTGTAGGTTTACATAAAGATAATCTTCGTAATCCTATTCCTTTCCGTGTTTTACCTTATCTTGCTCTTTATCGTATTTATACTTTACAACAAGAACGTGCAGTAGCTAAGTTTAAGTCTTGGTTATTATTCCCTGAAAGTATTCTCGCTGATAGTAGTGACATGACTACCGAGGAACGTCTTGCTGTTGCGAATAAAGATAGTTTCTTACCATTTGATGATTCTGATGCACAACCTAATGCTTTACAATCTATTCGAGAAGTAGCTACGAGTGCTATTACGAATTATATTCAAATGCTTGATAATCTTAAACAAGGTTTGAAAGCAGAAGCTTGGGAAGCAGCTAATATGAATAATGCTCGCTTTGGTGATGCTAAAGATTATGCAGGTAAGGCTGTTAATGAATCGAATTATTCTCAAGCAATGACCGGAAGTGTTTGGAGTCTTGAATGTTTCAATCTTTTCCGTGAACGTGATTATGTTGCAAATATTGATTACAGTAAGTTTGCTTGGATTGATGGTAAACGAGGTTCTTATGTAGACCCGACAACTAATAAAGTTGTTGTAGTTGATATTGATGGTTCTTCTGATTTCTCTGGTAATATTGGAATTTATATTCGTAATAATGCCGATGTTCAGAATAAGCTGAACATGATGAAAGAACTTGCATTTAGTGCAGGTCAGAATGACCAACTGGAAGTTGCTATTGAAGCTATTGAAAATAATAATATTACTTCTATTGCTAAGAATATTAAGAAAGCTATTCAAGCTCGTCGAGATTATGAACTTCAAATGCAACAAGTTCAACAACAAGCTCAAGCAGAAGTTGAACAAATTGTTAGTCAGCGTGAAGCAGCTAAACAAGAATTTGAAGCTCAACAAAATGCTCTTGATAGAGAACATGATGTTAATCTTGAGATTCTTAAACAAGAAGGTGAAAAAGAGATTTGGAATATGCGACTTAAAGTCGATACCAATGGAAATGGTAATATAGATAAAGATGAAGCTATGGCTGCTCAATCTGGTTACACTGCTTCTGATGTTAATAGAATAAAGTTACAAAAAGAATTAAAGCAATGATGACCGAGAATTATCGACGGCGAGCAAGAGAACCTGCAAGATAATACTACTATAATTATTGATAATATATTATATATAGTATATCTTTGTTCATGTAATAATATTCAACTATAAATAAATACTAATATGGCTGTTGAAAAAGTTGTTATACCTGATGATGAAACTCAGGAGCAAAAACAAGAACGTCTTCGTAAAGAATTAGAAGAACGTAAAGCTAAGGAAGCTAAAGAAGCTCAAGAAGCTGAAGAACGACGTAAAGCTGAAGAGGAAGCTGCTCGTAAGAAAGCTGAAGAAGAAGGTGATAAGGGTGGTTCTACTGGTAATGGTGAAGAAGAAACTGAACCGGAACAAGTAGAAATTGATGGTACTCTTTACACACTTGATGATAATGGAAACGCCGTAGATGATAACGGTGAAATTAAGTTCACAAAAGAACAGATTGATGCAATGTCTGATGAAGGTGCTAATGAATTAGACGGTGATTATATCGAAGCTATTTCAAAAGCAAGTGGCATTGTTATTAAAGATGAGAAAGGTGAACCTGTTAAGTTTGAACCTACGATTGAGGGTTTTGCTAAACGTGAAGCTGCTGTAAAAGCTCTTGGTGAACGAGAGGGTTTTGCAAAAGGTTTTAACGAGTTTTTAGCTAACAATCCTGATATTGCAGCTCTTGTTGAATATAAGAGTAAGTTCGGTACAATCGAAGGTTATTCGGCAAATGTAGATTATAGTAAAGTTGAAATCAAAGATGATGATAACTTACTTGCTGATTTAATCTATAAAGCTGAAATTCAAAAAGGTACTTCTCCGGAACGTGCCAAACGAATTGTTGAGTTTGCAAAAGCAAATAACACTCTTAAAGATGATGCAACTGAAAGTCTTAATTGGTTGCGTAAAACTCAAGAGAGTGAAATTAAAGCAATTCGTGAACGTGAGGCCAAAGAAATGCAGGCTGAACTTGAAAAGGAAATTAAATACTTTGGTGTTTCGTATGAAGATGACGGTACTGTCAAAGTTCATAATGCACCGGGTAGTCTTTATGATTTAATTGTTGTTAAAGGTCAGATTGGAGAATACGCTCTTCCGAAAGAAGGTCTGAGAATTAAGACAACTGATGGTGAGAAACTTATTTCTCGTCAAGAGTTATTTGATTACTTCTCTCGTCCTGTTCAAGAGATTAATGGAATGGTTTATAGTCAAGCACAGATTGATGAGATTAATCGTCTTTCTAATCCTGCTGAATTGGCTATGCGATTTATTATGAATCTTGATGGTGGAGTTGACCAACTGATTAAAGCTGAACTTGCTAAAAAAGAAGTTAAACGTCTTCGTTCATTAGCAAGTAAGACTGGTAAAAACAATGGTAATCCTAAGGTTCATAAGATTGCAAAGGATGATAAAATTGTTTTACCTATTAAATAAAGCAAATGTTCTTGCCTTATAATAATAACTTAACCAAAAATCTAATTTACAATGCGTGAAATTGGAACTGTAAAATTTGACTCGAATCAATATACAGATGCTAATATGCTTCTGAATTTTGATTTGATTGACCCTGTTAAACTTAATCGTAATCTTACTTATCTTTGGGGTAAGGATAGTGACAAGTATCCTCTTCTTACTCTTACTGAGGGTCAGGGTGCTGTTACAACAAAAGTTAAGCTGAATGGTGGTGATACTCAATATACTTGGGAAATTGCTCCTCGTCAGCGTGTTACTTCTCGTCTGAAAAAGCTGGTATCTGATAAAACTGCTATTCAGCCTTACGGAACTGTTGAGGTTGAAATGGAGGATAATTGGTTTATTTATCAGCACACGGCTATTGCTCCTTCTGGTATGCAATGGCGTATTCAGAATGAGGGTATTGCTACTTCGACTGGTGGATACGTTTATCGTTTTACCAATATGTCAGGTGCTCCTATCTCGGCTGATGCTGTTGCAAAAGACTTCATTAGTGGTGCTATTTGGGCATTAGGTGCTTCGACTATTCCGGGTAGCAAGTCTGACGGAAACCGCTCGAATAACCAGTCGTTTAGCAAGGCAACTAACCAGTATGGTTACTACCGTTTCTCGAAAGAGATTGCTGGTAACATGGGTAATAAGGTTGTTAATATTGCCTTTGATACTGCATCAGGTGGTGAGCGTAGTCTTTGGATGCCTTATGAGATGAAGATGTGGGAAATCATGCGACGCGAGATGCTCGAAGAGGACTTATGGTTCTCGGAATACAACCGCGATTCGAATGGTATTATCCACTTAAAGGATGAAAAGACTGGTGAGGCAATTCCTCGTGGTGCTGGTGTTCTTGATATTCTCAAAGCCGTTGGTAATTATGAAACGTATTCTGTTCTGACACTTAATCGTTTCGACCGTATCATCACTCGTATCTTTGACAATCGTATTGACTCTACCGTTGAGGAACTTGTTCTTTATTGCGGTAAAGGTTTCGCACGAATGTTCAATGATGCTATCTATTATGATGCTCGTCTTAAGAATTACTTTGTAACTCTTGGTGATAACGAGATTAAGAGCGATGGTGAGATGATGTCTTATGGTAAGTATTTTAACCGTTATAAGATGTTTAATGGTAAGATTCTTACTGTTAAGATTGTTGATATGTTCGACCACGGTATTCGTGCTCGTCGTGACCGTGAAGCCGGTAATATGTATCAAGGTCTGCCTATTACTTCTTATAGTGCTGTATTCCTTGACCATACTATGGGTTCGAATGGTGAGCGTAATATTAAGTTTGTTTGTGAAGAGGGTCGTGAGTATAAAGTAGGTGTCTATAAAGGTATGGCTGAACTGCCTGCTTCGTGGGGGCTTGCAAGTGGTACTCAACTGTCGGATACGAAGGATATTGCTTCTTATGAAGTTCTTGGTTCGCAGGGTATCAATATTGATAATCCTACTACTTCGTTCTGGCTTGATTTAGCTCTGAACTAAACACCCAATTTGAGTAGTAATAATCGAAAGGTTATTACTACTCATTAACATATAAAAGATTGAATAACTTAAAATGTTAAAAATATGATTAAAGTTAATCGTTCAGTTCGTATTGAATGGAGGAACAATCCTTCTTCTTTTGAACTTCGGAATAAAGATGCTTTCAAAACTGACTTTCTTCGTCTTGGTTCTGCTATTCGTCCTGTTAATGAATTGCTGAGCCGTAGTGAGGAAATGCGAGTTCTTCTTCCTACTGTTGTTGGTGTATCTCCTATTGATAGTTCTTGGCAAGAACGAATCACTACATACTTAAATGATTTTCTTCTTGAGATTCCTGTTCATGGCTTAGAGTTCGATACTTCTTACGTTTTAGATTTAGGTAATCCTGCTCTGAAAAGTAATATCGACGAACTTATTGGTAAACTTAAAAAAGCTGATAAGATTAAGAATGAAACTGGTTCGGAACTTGAAGCTATTGTTCTGAAACGGATTAAGGAACTTGATGAAACGGAACTTTATAAATATGTTACTTTTGTTAATATTCCCGATTATATTAGTTGGAGATATTGCCTTTTAAGTAGCAAAGTTGCTAATAAGGTTGAAGACATTAATAAGAGCGTCAATATTCAATTTTATCTTACTTCGGATAGTGAGCGTAAAGCACTCAAAGCTGCTCGGACGAAACTTCGCACTGATGCTCTCAAGAAATATACAGAACTTATTAATAATCCGAATAGCGCACTTATCGACAATGTTGTTGTATCGACAGGTAGCGTAGGTGATTATTCGGAATTTATGGCAATGACTGCTGATGATAAGCAATCTGTTCTTCTTGAACTTATTGACAGTGACCCGCAGAAGTTTATTAGTATTGTTGATGATAAACATCTGGAGATGAAAGCTAAAATTACTATTTATCTTTGGATGAATATTATTCGACAGCTTCCGAATAGTTCTATCATTGTCGATGCTTCTAATCCGGAAAATGTTATTGGTAATAATATTAATGATGCTATCTCGTATTTCTCGAATGATAACAACAAAGGTATTGTTGCCGAGTGGAACGCGAAGTATCGTAGTTTGAAAGGTTAGTCATGTATGAAACGGTAAAAGAGTTACATATCGAAATAGAGCAACGAATACAGCAGATAACATCTAATAGACATCGGAGTATTGCTCCTCAGTTTATTGATATGATGCTGAATCGAGCTGCCGTTAAATATATACAAACTAAATCAAATAGGAAAACTAATTATAAAGGCGAAGGTCTTGAAGATAGTAAAAAACGTGTAGATGATATTCAATCATTAAAACGTGAAACACCGTGGCTTAAACTTAAACGTGATAAGCAAGATGCGGATTATCCAAATAGAGCTTTCGTTATTCTTCCGGGTGATTATCTAAAGCTTATTTCTTCTACTTCTCGATTAACTTATGGTAAAGCTCGACTTGTTGAGAATTTACATGAGGTTTATCCTGATGATGAAGTTAAGAATTTATATTATCATCTGATTGATTTGTCTAAAATCACCTTAACTGGTGATGAATTTAATGGACAAATTATTGTTAATGGGAATGAGATTGATATTTCAGATATTCTTTCTCTTTATGATAGTGATTCAGACAAGATTGATTTGTATGAAATTGCAGGTTTAACTTGTGATAGATTACGTCAAACTCTTTCTAATGAATATAATGTTTATTGGGAGAATCTAATTGGTCGTTATTATAAAGATTGTATTATCATTACTTCTAATACAAAAGATGAAATTGCATTGAAAGTTAATGATACAGACATTCCTGTTATTACTTATAATACTACTTATGACGAGTTCGTAAATGTAGGAAATAAGTTTTCTGAAAATGATTTAATTGCTACCGAAAATATTCGAGCTACTCTAAACAACTTCTATGGTAATAAAAATAGACATCTTAATCCAATAAGCGAACTTGTTGATGATAGGTTGTTTGTTTATTATGGTGATGATTTTTGTGTTGATGCGGTTAAGATTTCATATATTAAGAAGCCACGTCTTTTTAATATTGATATTAACCAAATGTCAGATATGGAAGTTACACCTGATTTCATAGATAGTGTAGTTAGCGATATTCTTCTTGTTCTTAAAGATGACAGTTTTAGTGCTGTTAAACAACAATCAAATTTAGAATAGAAAATGAAAAGTGTAATTGTCGCAAATGATTTTCTGACAACACTTGCTAATAATGATGTTAGCAAGTTGACTCGCGGACAAGCTGTTCTTCTTAATTCGGCTGGTAAAGTCGTTGCAGCTGCTTCGGATGTCAAGGATGATGAGATGTTGCAGTTTGTTCTTGGTCTTGGTGATGGCAAGGTTAAGCGCGGCGTTTGGATTAATCCTAAGTGGTCGAAGCAACATAAGGAAAAGTATCTTGCTCCTGCTGGTAAAACGTATAAGTTTACGAATCTCGTAGCTAATCGTGGTATTGGTTATCAAGGTTTCGATGCTGAGGTTATTATCTCGTGCAAACCTATTAATTCTTTTGGTGGTTATCCTCTGGAAGTTTACAATGCCAGCGTAACTATTAACGGAATTGACGAAGCAAGTGCTGATATTATTGCTCGTCTGAAAGTTGAGGTTGAAAAGACTTTGACTAAGATTAATGCTCGCTTTGGTGCTGATAGCATTACGATTAATGATTTTACCGAAGCAAGTGTTACGTTCACTGGCGCCGCAGGTTTTGAGTATTATGTGACGTTTGATGGTATTCTTCGTGCTACGCTTGAGGAGGGTACTGAAAATCAAACTCCGGTTGGTACTTATGACCAAGTTGCTAAACTTGAGAAAGAAGCAGATGTTGCTGGTGTAGGTTATAATCCTAATTTCAAGGAATATGACCGTGTTTATGGTGATATTTTTACAGCTACCGAGGGTGTTATGTATGACACTTATGTAATTACTTCTCGTGCTGATTTCACACATCCCTTTAATTTACATACAGAGGGTTTACAGGTTACTCAATTTATTGCTATTGACAATACTAAAACTTCTGCAATTACTGCACTTGAAGGGGTATTGGCACTCATTAAGTAAGAAATTGATTTGTTAAAAATGTAACCACAAGGATAACTCCTAATGCTATTAATTGTGGTGTTAGGAGTTATTCTCTTAATGATGCTAATGTTATGTGACAAGTGGGCGTGCAACCTCCTGCCCCACCGGGGAGCGAGGCCGCAGGCCGAGCCATACAAGTTGCACCATTATTATTATTAATCGTCATATAACAATAAATACGATTAGTATTATGATAAAGAAAATATGGAATAAAATAACTACTTTTTTAAGTGGTTATTATTCAGAACATAAAGACGATATTATTATTGGTTTCGTCATTGCTACTGTCGTAGGTATTTTATTTAAGGCTACTGTTGCTACTTGGTTTATGAGTTTATGGATTACATTAGCTTATCAAATCATTACTTGTGGTATTCAAGCTGCAAGAAAGAAAACAGTAACTGGTCTTAAAATCCATCCTATTATTATTAACTTTGTAGTTGGAGTATTTATTTCGTTATTGTTCTTGGTATGGCAGTAATTAATCTTCGAAATGTTGTAGCGCTCGGTGTGCTTGAAGATGGTGTATATCCGAGTGTTTATAATGGCCAAACCGGAGAATATATTGGTACAGTAGATGGTGAAGGTGCTGGTGTTAAAACAGTTCCTACATTATATATGTACTATCGAAAGAACGGCCACCTATATTTATATAGGACAAAGGAGAGGATTGAAATAGACTTAACTAATGTAACTGCTTACGATAATAGTGCTCTATTTAAGCTAACTGAAAAATCTGATATTAGTTCTGCAAAGATTACAGAGTTTGAATCTCGAAATATTGATGTAGGACATTATGAATATAAAGTTCCGTGGGTTAAATCAACTCAACAATACCTTTATATACTTGTACCGATTGTTCGTTCTATACATACAATTACAGTACAAGGTATCATAAGTAATCAGATATTCACTCTTACTGGTATTTATGTTCATGAAGGTAAATCTTGGTGGATTTATCGAACGAATGTAAAGACCAATTTTGATTTTAATGATGCTGTTAATGAGATTCTTGATGTTCAAGTATATGTTCGTGAGCTTACAGCAGAGGACTTAAATCCTATTGAACAACTTACGAAACTTTTATTTGAACATATTAATAATAAGTTTAATCCTCATGAGGTAACAAAAGAACAAGTTGGTCTTGGCAATGTTGATAACACTGCCGATATGGATAAACCTGTATCTCGACCTCAGAAAGAGTATATTGATGCTCTTGAAAATAGGATTAAAGGCTGGTTCAAACAGTTGAATGTTTGGATTAACAATCATGTTACAGAAGTTAATAAGAAGTTTCAAGATGTTTGGGCTGCTATAAACAAGAAACTTGATAAAGAAGATTACGAGAATGACAAAGATAATTTCAATGCTCATATTCGTAATTATGATAATCCTCATAGAGTTACTGCCGCACAAGTTGGTTTACCAACTGCCGCAAGTGATATTGAGAAATTAAAACAAAAAGCTCAAGAGCTTCAAGGTTTGCTTATTAATAAGCAAGATAAAACTTCTGAAGAACTTGTTACTGATAACAAACGTATTGTAGATGCTATTAATGAGATTTATGGTATTGTTGTAGAACATAATAATCATGTTCGTAGCAACAGTATTAATCAAATTGAAGTTACGAGTGAAATTCCTACTACGTTTGAAGATGGTACACTTTGGATTCGTATTCCTCGAAATGAGGAAGATTATATAACAATTAAGATTGAAGCTGTTCCGGTTGATTCTACTATACGAATGATTAATTCGGAAGGTAAAGAATCGGCAGGTGTTGGAAGCGCAAGTCTTGAATGTTTAATTCAAAGTCGTTTACATTATATTGTAGAAAAAGAGAATTACATTACAAAAGATATTTATGTCGATGTAGGTGTTGAAGATACGACAATTAACGTTGTTCTTACACCTAAAACTAAAAAGACATTAACTGTAAATGCAACTCCTGATAATGCTTTAATTATATTTACTGATAAACCTTCTAATGTAGTTATTGCTCAAGGTACTGGTACTCTTACATATGAAACTTATGACCCGCGTGATATTTTAATTCAAGTTAGTGCAAGTGGATATGAAACTTATGAAGAGCGTATTACATTAGATGAGAATATAATTCGTGATATTACTCTTACAGCTCTACCGGTTGAACAAGGTGCTGTAAATCTTACGGTAGTCGATAGCGAAACAAAGGCCAAAATAGCCGCATACGTCTATGATAAGGACACGGGTGGTATATTAGGTCAAGTCACAAAAGATACGCCGCTACAACTCACCGGAGATGTCAATACGAGCCGAATTTTGAGGTTTGTTTCGTCGGGTTATATAGAGGTTGAACAACTGGTAACTTATGCAATTCCTACCGCAGAAGTTACTGTTGAAATGGATAAAGTTCCAGTTCAAAATGGTACTATCTATGCAACTGCTGTAAATACTGAATCTACTGCTTTAGACGGTGTTACGTTTGAGTATAAACTCAGTACTGAAAGTGATTGGAAACCTCTCAATAATGATGAATCGACTGCTGGTAAATCTGAGGCTGTTACAGCTCCAGTTGGAACAAGTGTTGATTTCCGAGCTTCTAAAACTGGTTATATAACTAACACTGGAACTGGTACGATTAATTCTACTGGTGAACATAGTGTTACTATTGTACTTGAAGAGTTACCGCCTGAACCCGAAGAGGTTTCTGTAACTATTAAGGCTTATGAAATTTATGATGATAATAAACTTTATTTAGCTGCTGATATTAAAGAAATATCAAGTACTGGAACTACCGTTGGTACAACCAGACCTGATGAACCTTTGGTAATCACAAAGAATAAAGGTAGTGTTATAACTTATTATGCTTTACCGTTATCTTCTGATTGGTATAATATTGGTAGTGAAGAAGTAGTATTTGATACTGATAAAACAGTTGAGATATTATGTCTTCGTAATAATAACGGCCTTATTAAAGTTCGTACACGGGATGCTTTAACTGGTTGCATGATTAGTGATACCATTTATGATGAAACTGGTAAAAAGATAGGTAACTGTGATTCATCAGAAGATGGTTATGTTAGTGAAGCTAATCCGATTGGTTTCGAACGTAATTATAAGACTTTAGGTGATACTCGTTATGAAGCTACTGAACCTGCATTGTTTATTGCAGTTAAACCTTCTGAAGCTGTTGTCAATTATATTGATTTACATCCGAAAGAAGGTCAAGACTATATAGCTCTTAAATTTATAGATTCTGTTACTAAAGCTCCTATTACCACAGGTATTAGTTGTTGGTTTAGTTCTACTGTTAAAACTATTGTTACTGATTATCAAGGTATAGCTCATATCAGTGGTACTTATGATTCAAAGGTTGTAATTTTGGTTAGACGTGATGGCTACACTGAATATAATCAAAGTTATGATAATCTTGCAAATCATAGTGTTACAACTATTGAATTAGTACCTGAACCAGTATTTGAAAACGATGGTATTGATTATATGCAAATCGAAGGTGATGGTATTGAACATCCTATATTTAGGGTTGGTGATGTCGAATCTAATTAACGGTTTAATAATATGAAAGAATCAGTAATTCGCAAAGTATTTTGTGCCTTAAACTGGCCTCCGAAAACTGGTGCTTTTCAGAAGTTAATTACTTTTGTAGTTGAAGGTTTAGCCACTAAGGCTGAATCTTCAACTGTTCAACAATTACAAACAAAAGTAGAAACTCTTGAAAGTACTGTTAATACATTACAAGAAACTGTTACTACTTTAAGTGGTAAAGTGAGTACATTAGAGAGTAATTATACTTCTTTGGAAGGTCGTGTAACTGCTCTTGAAACACCGCAAAGTTAATATTAATCTACAACTATGGCACAACTTAATCTTCTTGAACGAGCTACAGAAGCTGTCGTAATGCTTAATGGTAATCGTCGGCAGGTTCTTGATATGTGGCTTAATGGTAAAAAAGTTTGGCCAATAGATGAACCTGTTGTAGAATTAGCTATTGATAAAACTCTTGTTATTCTAAATAAAGATAATAATTATCATGATACCATAACTGTTTTCGCAAGTGATACAGTTGAATGGGAATTTGGTAATTAATTTGTTATTATAGTTAATCGACCAAAAAAAAAAAAAACAAATGGCAACTATTCCGAGTTATTTATCATGGGTTCCTAAAACTGGTACTGGAAATGCACAGATTAAGATTAATTCTGTGAGTCCTTATACTGGTCGTGCCGATAGAAGCACTCAAGTTCCCGGTAAGATTGTCGGAAAGTCTAACTCAGTTACAGTCACGGTTCTTGAAAAGGCTGCTGACGAATTTATTACTCCCGATGGTTTAACTATTAATGTTGCTAAAGGTGGTGAAACAATTCATGTAACTGGTAAGTCTAACTCGAAACTTCTTACGTTTACATGGAAAACTAACTTCGGTATTGCAAATGTAACATCATTTAAGGTTAATGGTAGTACAACTGCTACGTCTGGTACTGCTATTACTGGTGACCCCGGTGCTACTGGAGAATATACTTATGATGTTACTGTTGTTGTACCGAAGAATGAAACTATTGAAGCTCGTTCTGCAACTCTTGAAATTAAGGGTGAAGGTTCGACTGTTGTTAAAACTATTACTATTACTCAGGCTCTTGGTGACAGTTATCTGTATCTCAATTCGCAGGGTACAACTACTGCAACTGTTACTATTCCGAAGGGTGGTGGTGAGCAGACTCTGAGTGTTCTGTCTAATGACGAATGGACATTCGAACCTGCTGAATAAATTAATTAATCATTTATGAGTGTTATCACTAATAAATGGAATGACGGGAGTGGAGATTCAATTAGTATTGAATCTCCCTCTTTTCAAGGAAATCAGACTGTTAAAATTTCATCACCTGTTCAAAAAGGTACTTCTAAGAGAAGTATGCAGTTTATTGGAAAGTGTAAAAAAGATTCCAGTAAACAAGTTATTCTTACTGTTGAACAAGAAGCATCTGTTTATACATATGATTTAATATTAAGTAGTGATAATACTGAAATTGCCGCAAAAGGTGGAACTGCAACTATTACAGCTGTACTTAAAACGTATCGTAATGGTAATTTAGTTAGTACAGATAATGTTACACCAGTTCTATCGGGAAGTGCTACTGGATTTTCTATATCTGGTGTTACAGTTACTGCAAGCAATCGAACTACTATTGTAGGAACTGAACGGAGTATTACTGTAACTGGCAAGTTCTCTAATACGTTCGATGGTCAAACTGTTTCTGCAAATATTGTTATTAAACAAGAAGCTAATACTGTTTCGTATAGTGATATAACCATAACTAAAGAAACTCCTATCAATTTAAGTGCTGCTATGCACATTAATATTAAAGTTTCTGATGGTTTATCTTATTCTCAGAAAGCTACTTATACAAGTGGTGCTACCACTGATATTACAACAGGTGCTAATACAACTTACTCTGTTCAAAATCCAGTTACTGGATTTACGTTATCAAATAATATATTAAGAGTAACTTCCAATAAATCATTAAATCCTCGTAATGGTTTTGTAGTTAGAATTAATATATTACTTAATAGTAAAACTGCTATTAAGGATATTACTTATAATCAAGCTGCTGGTTATTATACTTATGCTAATCCAGTTGTTACATTAACTTGTAATGATGTTCCTGCAAGCGGTGGTAGTGTTAAAACCGGAAATGTTACATATTCCCAGACATATGGTTGGAATGGTGCAACTACTGGTGCGGGTGTTATAACTGAAGGCGAAGCTTATATTAACTGGATTGGTGGTGTTGATAATATTCCATCTCTTGGAACTACTGTTAAATCTCGAACTAAAGTCGGTGTTTTAGGTGTAACAGTTAATATTAATGGTAAGTCTGGTAATGCAAATGCTGATATTTATCAAGCTGAAAATAAAGTAACTAATAGTAATTACAATCCTCGAATTACTGCTTATGGAACTCCTACTATAAGTATCGGTAGTGGTTTAACAGCAGCTGGTGGTTCTGCGACTGTAAGTGCTTCTGTTACTAATACTGAAACTTATAACGCTTTGTATAGTTCGGGTGCTACTGGCCCGAATCAAACACGAAGTGTTGGTGGTAGTTTATCAATTTCTATGACTGCTAACGGTAATAGTAGATTCAGTTTATCTGGGAATACGATTACTCATAGTAGTATGGGAACTAATGAAACTACTGATACTGTTACTATAAAAGCTGTAAATAACGAAAATAGTTCTAAGTCAGCTACTGCTTCTAAGAGTATAACAAATAGTAAAACTGTTAAATCTACTTCTGGTGGTGTTTATACATATGGTGATGTAATAGCTGGTACAATAACAAATGGTATTATTCCTGCAAGTGGTGGTTCTGCTACTGCTAAAGCTGGAAATGGTACTCAAAGTTGGAACAAATCTGCTACAATTACTACTTATGAATATACATCTGGTGCTACAAAAGATGTTACTACTGAAGCTGCTTCAAGTGGAACTGCTAATGTTGTTCCGAATGTAGCTTCTATTACTGCTACTGCTTCTTCGAAGGGTACAACTGTTTCTTCTCAAACTATTGTAAAAAGTCAAAATTTTGGTTGGTATGCTAATGGTAAATCTGCAAGTGGAACTATGTATATTTATCAAGAAGCAAATGCTGTAATAGATGATAATTACGATGAACATCTTAGTTCTTATGGTACTCCTGAAATGGTTATTATATCTAATCAAATTACTGCTGCTGGAGGTACTGCACGTGCAACTGGAGTAGTCAGAAATACTTATACTTATTATGATTTATATACATCTGGTAGTACAGTTCCTTATACAAGAACTAAAGCTGGTGTTTATAAAATCGAAATGATTAGTAATGGTAATAATAGATTTTCTATGGATGATACGTATTTGATTACACATTCATCTATGGGAGATAATGTTACAACTGATACTGCTAAATTTAGATGTTATAATGAAAGTGATAGAACAAAATATGTAGATGACTCTATTTCTGTAAGTAATAGAATTGAATCATATAATTATGGTTCTTGGAATATTAGTATTTATGCTAATCCTACTTCTCTTCCAGCAACCGGTGGTACTTCTACAATCACTTCGAGTTGTACTCGTTCTAAAACTCCTGTTTATACATCAGGTAGTACTGGAACAGCAACAACTGAAAGTGCAACTCCTACATTAGCTTTAACAACTAATCCGGGAGGTTTTACATTAAATGGTAATAAATTAACAGCAGCTAATAATCCTATTGGAGCAAAAACTGCTACTGTAACTGCAAGTTATTCTGATGCTACTTCTAAGTCAGTTAGTGTTACACAAGCAGCTGGCCCGGATGGTATTGGGTATATGCAGATACAAGGTGATGGAACAAGTCATCCTATTTTTAGAGTAGGCGGTAACACGAGAAGTGTTGAACCTATGTCTATTAATGAAACCTCTGAAACTGCATCTGATGAAGATGTTAGTATATTTGCAAGCATTAAGAAATTTCTAACTAAATTTGTTTAAATTATGGCTAAAATAAATAAAGCAGCTCTCAAAGCATATTTCCAAACTGGAAAAATACCTACTCAAGCTCAATTTGGAACACTTATTGATAGCTTCATTAATAATCCGAGTACTGATATAACTGAACGACCTAATCAAAATTTATTTTTTGGTGATGGTGAAGATAATCCTTATATTCAAGGTATTCGTACTATTAGTAAAGATGATGATAGTTCGAATGGTGTAGTAAATATGTGGATTTTTAGTACATATAATAATAACGATGGTGAATTAGCAATTCCTATGTTTATTCTTATGCGTACAAGTACTAAAAATCCGGGTTTATTACCAGCTAATAATGGTTTAAGGTATTGTATTCCAAATGTTGAGAATATCGAAACATTTGTTCAACAAGGAGTTGATTGCAATACTTCTACTGATGATGATATTTTTAGTGCTATATATAATTGGGAATTTAAACTTTTTGGTGAAAATTCTGTTGAAAATCCATCCGCACCTCGTATAATACACAATGGTGTAAGTACTTACTTTGCATATCCTTGTAAACAAAATAACGAATGGTACGTAGGCTATGTAGTAGAAGATGAGGTTGACATGGGTGGTTCTAATCAGTTATATAGACTCACACCTGTTGGTAATTCTCAACTCAAATGGAATATTTCTGATGGTACTATTATTACTGATTTGGGTAATCAGTCTAAATGGACGAGGAAAATTATGTAGATTCTAACTAAATAAATGTTAGAATCTACTATTATAATAATTGTTCATTATTGATAGATGGAAATATTAATAATGCTTCTATAAATGATTGTAGTTTGCATGGAGGTGGAACTTCAAATTCATGTAATATTAGAAAATCAGATGTTAAAGTTATAACACTTGAAGCTAGAACTGTTGAATATTCTGATATTATATATTCTATTTTAAATGATTCAGTTTCAGTCAAGGGTTGTAAATTACGTAATTGTACTAT